TGCACGAAGCCAGATACGTTGTCCTCGAGCAGCCCATTGCCGCTCGAGGACGTGGGCATACCGAACTGGATCGCTTGGCCTGCGCGAACAGACGCGATGATGTTCGAGAACTCGCTCTCCAGCGATAGGGCATCATAGCCCTGGAGCACGAGCCGCGTGCGCGCGTTGGTGTTCGGGTTTACGCCGCTATGCAGGCGCAACGCGTACGGCGTGCGCGGTAGGCCTGACACTGGGTCTAGATCGTAATCCGTTTGCCACGTGTACCCGATCTCTCCGCACAGCACCGGCGGACACCCGGGGATCCGGTAATCACCACCGAAGAAGTTGAGTTGCCCACCTTCGCCGTTGAGCGCAGTGCCGCCGATCCCGCCGTGATGGATCACGTTATGATTCGTGTCGATTCCGATCAACGACGAGTGCGGACGTCCACCGGCGATATATAGTGGGTCGGGCTGGTCTTCCGCTGACTGCGCGTCGAGCGCGCGGAGGCTGCCGATCGTGAGCTGATCGATCAGCGTATCGGGAGCGTTGCTGGTCGCCGCCTCGGCATACGCGGTGTTGAGCTTCGTCTCGTGATCTGCGATCGTAGCGGCCCACTCCTCGTGAGCATCAACAAGCGGGCGCAACGCCTCAAGCTCGTTGATGGACCCCTTTACCGCTCGTTGAAGCTCGCCAACCCAGCGCTTCCGCGCTCCTCCGAATACCGCGCCCTCGCTACGTCCGATGTTCGACAGCCCAAGAAGGGCCGACCTCACATCGATTGCGGTTGAGGTGTCGGTGGTGACTGAACCTGTTTCGGTCGCGGTGAGCGACAGCATGAACTTCCCCCAGTGGGGCGCTGGCACCGTGAACGCCGGCGGGTCGTCGTTCGCGGTCGCGTAGTAGTACGCGCCAGTCGTCCCGTCGGTGGACCAGCCCGCGGGCTGAGGGAACCCGATCGGGAAGTCGTAGATCTCCCAGCGAGCAGACGCCGCGGTCCACCCCGCCTTCGACGAGGCCGACAGCTGGAACGAGTCGCCCTCGACTCCGAGGATCGCGCCCGTGGAAGCAGCGCCTCCGTTCTTCGCGACGGTGAGGATGACGCTCATGGATCAGGCCTCCGTTCCGATGACGGTCACGACGCCGCCCGAGCTCTTCTTGCTGAGCTTGTCGCCATTCGAGCTGTCGAAAAACAGCGCGAAGGAGCCAGCAGCCGGGCTGCTGACAGCGGTGTCGTCGACTGACGGGAGCACGAGCACGCCTGCGGACGGTATGGTGGCGTAGGTCGTCGTCGCCGTGCGGTCGCGAAACGTCGTAGTGTCTGAGTCGAAATACACGCCGCCTCCGCTACCGACTCGGAAGTACATGTATTGGGAGGCCGCGGTCGCGACGAATCCAGCGCCCGCGCGGGCGGATGGCACGGTGAATGTCGAGTCGTTCGACCCTCCCATGGTCAGGTTGAAGATCGAGTTCCCCGCGTCGCGGATGTCGACCTCTGACCCATCGATGACCACGGCGTCGGATGCCCCGAGCCTAAGATAGCCAGCGCTGGCAACGACGTTGGTCCCGCCCGACCCCTTGCCCGCGATCGTCGAGACGTTGGTGGCGTCGTAGACCTCGACGACCGTGGTGCCGGCCTCTGCCAGCAGCACCTTGTACGTGCTGCCGCAGTTGATCGTGGTGTCCGCCGCAGAGGTGAGCCGGCCTCCGCTCGAGCCCGTCAGGGTGAGCGTTCCGACGTTCGAGACGTCGGCGAACTCGGCCACCTGCGTGCCGCCCTCGAAGCAGCGGATGGCCGAACCGCTCGCGCACGTGAGGTCCAGGTTGCCAGCGTTCGCGCTGATCACGGTGCTCGAGCCGCGCCCATTGAGCGTCGACGCGCCCGCGGCGTCGGACACCCGAAAGACCTCCGTGGCGCCCTCCTGGAGCCCGATGTACGCCGCGCTGGCGGACGACAGGAGCAGGTTGCCGCCGCTCACCACCTCGGCAGGCACGGCGCCCTGGAAGGCGAGCGTGCGCACCGCGGCGTTGTCGTAGAGGCGCGCGATCTCGGTGACCGACTCCCAGAAGGTGATGTAGCCGGCGGCGTCACACCCCAGGAGGATGTTCGCCGTCGCCTGCGCGAGGATCTGGTCGGCGTAGACGTAGCGGAACTCGCAGTCGCCGTCGGCGTCGCGGAGAGCGACGGTGTCGGGGGTGGCGAGGTAGTCCGGCGTGCCGAGCGTCCCGAGGGAGGTCTCGATGGTGCGCCAGTTCGCCTTGAGCGCGTCGACGCCTCCCGGCCTCGCGGAGCTGAACTGGGTGTCCTCTCGGTGCGCAGTGTCCTTCAGCCCGAGGCTCGTCGACACGATGCGGAAGCGCGTGGTCTCGTCGACGTACCGACCGACAGCCGTCAGCCGGAGAGCGTAGTCGCCCCACTCGTCAGCGACCCACGCTGGCGGGTCCGCGGACCCCTCGTAGTAGAAGACGCCGTCGGCATCCGTCGACCATCCCGCCGGCACGGTGAAGGCCGGCGGGTAGTCGAAGATCTCCCACCGCGTGGCAGGGTTTCCCCAACCGCTCTTGTCGGCGGCGGTCATCTGGATCGAATCGGCCAGAGAGCCGACCACGCCGCCGGTGGTCGGAGCTCCGCCGTTGACCCGGATCTGAAGGGTCGCGCTCGTCATAGTGGGTGAGCCCTCACGCGAGGTAGATGGTGAGCGGGAACGTGGCGTTGCTTCGCTGCACGCCCACGATGGCCAGGTCGGCGGACTCGCCCACCGCCATTACGAGGTCACGGTCCCCGCCGACCGTCTGGATCTTGTAGGTACCTGCGGCGCCGGCATAGATGCGGGCCACCTGGCCCTCGCCGAAGACCACGTCGCCGACCCCGAACTCGAACTGACCGGTCGCGAGCAACTGGGCCGGCACGTAGACCTGCCGCACTTCCTCGAGCCAGTCGGTCGTCTGCACCGTCTCGCCGCCGTTGGTGTTCGTCAGCATGACACCGGCGGTCGCCTTCACGTCCCCGCGGGTGCCGCTGAACACGATCGGGTCGGTGATGTTGTAGGCCAGCGCTGCAGCCGAAGTGGTGACCGTCAGACGGCGCCGGATGGCCTTGATCCCGACGGTCTGGAAGAACGCCCTGGCGTGCGTGCCGTTGAGCGCGGAGCCCTCGTAGGTCTGCGCGGTGATCGCTGTGCTGATGAGCTTCTTGATCTCGTCTGTCGGCGCGAAGCCGGAGACGACCTGGACGACGTCGCGGTAGGACATCAGGCGTGGCCGCCGGGCGTGATGCTCGTGCCGCTTGAGCCCCATGCGTCGAGCAGCCTCCAGTGGGTGGAGCGGAACACGAAGGTCAGCCGGACGTGACCCGTGCCTGAACCCACGATCGCGATGCTCGAGCCCATGCCCTCGTTGACGAAGGCGATCGTTCCCGCTCCGGTCTTGTCGATGTGGAACCGGATCGTGTCGCCGCTCACCGGGTTCTGGGAGCCGCCGGTGATGCGGAGCGTGTGCGAGACGCCGGTGGCGATCGTGTGCGAGTAGAACTCGATGTCGTAGGAGCAGTCGAAGAAGGCCGCGGCGTCCGCGGTCGCGTCGTGCAGTCGCTCGATGGTGCGCGCCGCCGCTCCCGTCTTCGTCAGTCTGCACTCCTGCGAGAGCGTGCCCGTGACCTTCGACCCGCTCGCGGCGCTGATGCTGCTCGACGCCCCAAGGACGATGCCGCTGAGGCCCTCGATCGAGATGGCTCCGCCGCTCTGCACGGTGACGACGCCGCCGGAGGTGACGACGATCGATCCGCCGTTCTCGATGTCGATCTCCCCGCCGCTCTTCACGTCGAGATCAGCGCCGCTCTCGATGTCGATGAACGCGCCGCTGTTGACGTTGATGCGGGTGCCAGAGCCGAGCTCGATCGTGGACGCTCCCGACAGCGAGAAGGTCGCCGCCGAGTCCAGCGTCATGTTGTCGTTGAAGTTCGCCGGCCCGTTGAACTCGGCCGTCTGGATGTCGGAGAACTCCGCCGGCCCGGTGACGCTGATGCCAGACCCGCCGATCGTGATGGCGCTCGAGGGCGCCCACGTGCCGCCGTCGTCGCCGTTGATCGCCTTGTAGACCTGGTTGTCGAGCGACCAGAACTCGGCGGCCAACACTGCGGGCGTGGCCCCCCATGCCGCGAGCGATGCGCGCGTCAGAACGAAGTGAGCCATGCGTCCTCAGTCCCGTCAGTAGGCGACGGGCGTAGCGTGCGAGATGCCGATCGAGTCGACGCCGATCGTGAACTGCGCGGTGTTGCCTGCGCCGTCGTCGGCGACGACGTCCCAGGTCGAGCAGTCACGCACCATGCGCCTCATCAGCTCGTTGATCTGCCTGCGGGTCTCGGGGTCGAGGGCCACCGCGGCGTCGACCACCACGAGGCTGTGGCGCTTGGTGCGCGCGTCCATCGGCAGCGGGTGCGTGAAGCCGATCGAGCCGTCGTCGTGGCTCAGCGTGTACTCGCACTCGAAGTGCGGGATGTTGTTCCCGCTGCCGTCCGGGATCTCGTCGACGTCGAGCACCTCGACCACCTCGGCGCGCCCGAGCATGTGCGGCTGGAGGCAGACCATGTCGCCGGGGATGAGTGCCTCGGGTTGCCCCGAGAACGCGCCCTGGCTGGACGAGAGCACCGTGTACGGGAACCACTGGGCACCGCCGCCAGGCAGCGACATGGGCTCGTCCACCGTGATGATCTTGCGGGCCACGTCGGGGCGCTGGAAGTTCACGTCGCCGGCGTCCGCTTGCGAAACGATGACGGTGTCGGCCACTGCCACGGTATGGAGCGCCAGGAAGTCAGCGCCGAGAAGCGCCGCCAATGCGGTCTCCATGTTGGCGACCGTCGAGCCAGCCGACACCAGAGAGCGCGCGGCCAGCTCGGCGCGGCGCTCCTGCATCGTGGCGGTGGGGTCGGGGATGATCCCCTTCTCCGTCTCCTTCAGCGGGAGCAGCGCGCCGGCCTGAGACGGAATCCCCTGGAGCGCGGCGCGCCGCACGTCACGAGCGCAGCGAGCCATGGCGCGAGCTCGCGCGAAGGCGTCCGCGTCGATGAGCGATCCCTCGTCGGTGGAGAACTGTCCGCCGTACCCCGCGATGATCGAGCGGTAGAACCGCTCTGCCGTGGGGGTAGCCGCGCTGAGCCTCAGGAGCCCGAGCGGGGTGAAGGGCGAGAGCTTCACAGGTCGACGTGGACGGTGCAGCGCACGTTGGCGAGCGCGCCGCCGGTGTACGTCTGGACTCGGATGCGGGTCTGCGTGGCGGACGGTGAGCCCACGGTCTGCGTGGCGACCGCCGTGGTGTTCGACAGGGCGTTGGGCGTCACCGTGGGGTCGATCGACACCGGCGGGAGCTTGGTCGTCGTCCAGGTGATCGTGAAGTCGCCCGTGCCGCCGCCGGCGACAGCGACCGCGAAGTCGCCGACCACGATCGCGGTGCCTGGGGCCTTGAGCGCCACGATGGTGGGCACGCCCACGACCCAGTCGACCGTCATGCTGACCGAGGGGATCATCTTGGCGCAGCCCACGATCTGGCGCGCGCGCTGGTTGAGCTGGTCGGAGTACGGCTCGGACCCGTCCCGCGTGATCGCGCCGAAGGTCTCGTCGTCGACGAGGTCGGCGCCGCCGATGTTCTCAAGCGACGGACGCATGGCGCCGCCGTCGGCGTCGAGGCGGTCGAAGGTGTACGTGGTCTCAGCAGCCATCGATGTGCCTCATCACTGCGGGTAGACCGCGAGATCGGTGAGCCGGTGGAGGTAGGCGAGCGCCGGAGCGGTACCGACCGTCGTCGAGTAGGGCACCGTGGGCGCTGCGATCGCGACGTCGCTCACCAGCGAGAAGAGCGGGTCGAGCATCCGGTTCTCCACCTTCGACGGCCACGACTCCGGCCCCGGCTCGGGGAAGCGTCGCTGACGGCGGCCGGGGTCCGCGAAGGAGGCGAACATCTCGCCGGGCCCCTGCGCGTCGAAGTAGTCGAGGACGGGGAGGACGAGGTCCTGCATCGAGGCCGCCCACGGGCTCACGATCGCGCCGTTGGCGGGGATGAACGAGGTGTCGCTGGTCGGCACCGTGGTCTCGAAGGTGAGGTCCCAGGTGTTCGCGCCGGCGGCGGTGACCGTGAGGATGCGCTTGGCCACGAACGTGGCCGAGGTGCTGTTGTAGAGCGCGATCGTCTTGCCCACGGTCGGGGCGGAGATCGAGGAGGCCGTGGTCACGCGGAACGCGGTGGCGGTGATCGCCACCGCGTTCGTCACCGCGATCGGAGCGGCGACGTACTCGGGCCAGGGAGACTGGTCGACGAAGGACGCCGCGGCCTCCTTGAAGGTCGCGCGCAGCACAACGTCCACACCCTGCTCGGCGAGGGTGACCATCGCGAAGCCGTCGTCAAACGGGTACACGCTCTTGAGGACCGACTCGACGTAGCCGAGCTGGGCGCTGTTCGGCAGGCGAGAACCCCCGGGCGTGCTCGGTCGCATGGTGAACGCGATCGACTTGGTCCCTGGCCCCTTCACCCCGGGGAACACGAACACGGCCTGGATCGCGATGCCCTGGATCTTGAGCACCTCCGCGATGACCTGGCTCTCGTTGCCCATGGCCGGCGGGTTGCGCGAGAGCTCGAGCAGCGCCGCCTGGTACTGCTCGTCGCTCTCGGCGAGAGCTCCACCGGTGAGGCCGGAGCCGTCGGCGTTCTCGAAGACGGTCGCGGTGGAAGCCATCCCAGCGCGCGGGCTGAGCCACGTCATCTCGGTGTCGGGCTCGAGGTTGGTGGCCGGTCCGGTGTCGATGCCGACGATGCCGACCTGCTCGCCATCGGACACGGCGGAGGTGACGAGGACGCGGAAGCGGAGGTTGCGCTTCGTCTCCTTGATGACGTCGCCGGCAACCACGTTGGAGCCGCCCGAGGAGGTCTTGACCGTGACGTACCCGATCGCGCCCACGTCCGGGCGGCGCGCGCGCCCCATGATGGAGCCCCACAGGTCCAGCAACGAGCCCTTGGCGTTGAGGAACGTCGTGGCATCCCCTAGGGTGGGGACGTTCGCGTACATCGGCAGCATCGAGTCTGCCGTGTTGGTTCCGAGCAGGTGGGGCAGCGAGCCCGGCGCGGTGTCCGCGAGCGGCTGGCGGAGCTTGTAGTCGCGGAGGTACTCGTCGCGGATCTGGTCCCGCGTCTTGGTGACGAGCTTCCCCTCGAACTTGTCGATCGGCATGGGCTAGGGCCTCACGTGGTCGGAACGAGGAGGACTTGCTCGCGCGCCGTCTGCACGTTGACGTACGTCACGGCGACGAAGAGCGTGTGGCGATTGGGGGCGTGGTGCTCGACACGCACCAAGCGGATCAGTCGTCGGTCGAGCAGCGACTTGAGCGCGCGCCTCACCCGGTCGGTGATGTCGAGGATGACGGCCGGCGCGATGGGAGACGGAAGCGAGCGGAGCGTGTGCCCGGTGTCGAGCGCCGATACGGCCTTGCCGTACTCGACGAACAGCGCGAACTGGACCGCCGCATCGGTCGGGTGGATGTCGACGTAACGCCCGTCGTCGTCGAGGGTGAAGTCCCTGGTGGTGCCGTCGAAGAATGGCGCCCGCGGGGTCGTCGGCTTGTCCTCTGGCGAGTACGGCTCCGCCGCCACACCGAGCGGGTCCGACCCGAAGGGAACGTCGCCGAGCGGCATGGTGACCTCAGAACGAGCAGCGCGGGATGGGTACCGCCGGGGCGGTGGGCAGCGATGCTGCCGGCAGCGCCGGGCCAGCAACCGACAGCGGCGGAGGCGCCAGATCGAGACTCAACCCACCAGGGGCTCGAGGCGTCGGCACCGTGGGCAGCGTGGGCAGCGTCGGGGTCGGTAGGGTCGGAGCCCCGACCGTCATCGCTGGGGGCGCCAGGCTTACGCCAGGGAGCCCCGCAGGGACCCGGGGAGCGGGGATGGTAGGTGCCGCGGGCAAGGACGCGGCAGGAAGCCCGGGGGGCGCCACCGTCATCGACGGCACCGTGATGCCGCAGCTCACGGGGAAGCCTTGAGCTTCGAACTCCCAGGTGTGCTCGCGATGAGCGGCACGGTGGACGATACCGCCGACCCCGGGGCCGTAGAGACGAGGCCGGCGATGGTGGCAATGATCGCCGTCTTGAGCGCGTCCAGGTCGGTCACCAGGGCCACCTGCTGGCCCGAGAGGACGTCGCCCACGAGCATGCCGCCGTTCGCCTTGATGGGCCCGCTCTGGATGATCTCGTCGTCGTTGACCTCGAGAAACACGTCGCCGTTCCGGTTCGAGAGCACCACCTTGCCGCCCGGCAGGAGCATCACCGAGTGGCCGTTGCCGTGCCGGATCTGGATGTTCTCGTTGCCGTCGCTGTGCACCTCGAGCGTGATGACGTGAGACGCCGACCCGTCTGGGTACTGCGCCAGGTACTGGTGCGACCCATCGCCCTCGATCCCGATGTACGAAGGCTTGCGCTCCGCGGTGCAGGCGTAGAGGTACGCCGATCCCTTCTGCCCCTGCGGCATCTGCTCGAGCGCCCGCGGATCGCCGACCGGCATCGCGTGACCTTCGTCTCCGTCCCACGCGAGCAAGAGCCCGGCGCCCGTGGTGGGGTTGTTCTCGGAGTCGACGTCAGGGTCCTGCGGTCGAGCTCGCAGTCCAAGCGGCTGGATCGGCTCGAAGCCACGCCCGCTTGCTGCGCTCTTCTCGGCTGCGCTCAGCAGCTCGGCACCGACGAGGAGCACCCCGTCGACGAACTCGGAGAAGACCGCCTTGACGTACTCCCAGCGCATCAGATCTCCTCGCCGAAGACCGCGTCGGCCTTGCGCATGAGCCGCAGGGTCGTCTCGGTCGCGCCGCGCCGCGCGTGCGACGCTTGCTCGACCCACAGCTCCTCGCGGATCCCGTTCTCGTCATCGTCGACCTCGATCACGAGGTTGGGCGAGAGGACGATGCGCTGACCGTCGAGCCCGACCATCGTGTGCCCGGCGATCGTGACCTCGTAGGACCACCCCGCCCTGCGGCTCTCGGCGATCTTCTTGCGCGCCAGAAAGTCTGCCTGCGCGAGGTTCTTGCACTTCGGGTCCTTGATCGTCATGGCCTGCGTGAAGCCGAGAGCGATCATCTCCTCGTCGTTGAATACGCCGTACCCGCGCCCCCTCGTGGTGGCCCCACCGCCCTGACGGAAGTGAACCACGCACCGAGCGTAGCGCCCGGTCGTCTCGTTCTTCAGCGACGCCCGCTTGACGTTCGTCAGGCCGCCTCGCTTGCGGTACAGACGGGCCACCGGCTTCGCATCCGTCGCTGGAGTGGAGAGGACGAAGTTGCCGTCCCCGGCGCACCACAGCATGAGCCCGGTGCGGTCGAGTTGCGGCTTGAGGATCCCTCCGTACCAACGCTCGCCGAGCTTCGCCTGGATCGTCTTCTGGTTCTCCTTCGGCTTGCCGATGGCCAACACCGCTCCCTGGAGGGCGCCGCCTGCGAACGATGCGGCGGCAAGCGTGGTGAAGCCCGCGGTGTTGATCGCCTCCGCTGCCTGCTGGTCCTCGCCGGTCCCCTGTGCGCCGCCGAACGCATCCGCGGCCAGGAGGTCGCCGAGCTCTCCGTTCGCGAGCAGCGCGGCAACGCGCTCGAGCTTCGTCTCCGTGAGCGGCGCGCGGCTGATGGCCTTTCGGTTCGCCGCGTCGGAGTTGTAGACCGTGAAGTCTCCTGCCGTCGTCTCGGCGAGGATGTCTGCCGTCAACTCCGCGTAGGTCGCGTCGGCCCACGAACGCTCCTCCTCGACGTAGGCGTCCAGGAGCGACTTGAGCCGGTCTCGACCTCGGAGCGTGAACTCGGTGCCGCCGGTGCTGCCCTCGGTGATGTAGCCGTCCGTGGTGCCGGTGATCTGGAGCGTGCCGTCGATCGCGAGCGTGAAGGGTGTGCCGGCAGGGTACTTCTTGATCAGCTCCTTGACCTGGTCGCCGGTGCCCAGCCGAATCGAGAACGCGCAGGGCTGCGCGATGATCGACTGGCTCACCTCGTAGCTCTCGACGATCCGCACCGTCTCGCCAGCGAGGGTGATCGTGACCACGTCGTGGTCCTTGCCGATGTCTCCCATCAGCCCAGCCGGTCGCCGAAGTAGCCCTTGACCACCGTGCCCGGCAGGACCGTGTACGGGTCCTCGAGACCGTTGAGCATGAGCAGCTCGATCTGGTGCTCAGCGTCGCCATACATGGCGCGCGAGATGTCGGTGATGCTCATCACGGACGGCACGGTGAACAGGAACGTCGGTCCGAGCTTGCGGAGCACGTCCTGGTGGATCGCCACAGCCGTGGCGCCGAGGTCGCGCACCGCTCGAGCCACCTTGTGGTGCGGTGCTTCTTTGATGTCGGCCACCGTCTCGTCGACCATCCGGCAGGCTGCCGCGAGCCCCTCAGCCTTCGAGGCCAGCAGGTTGCCCTGCAGCTCCGCCGAGTCGACGACCGCCACGAGGTCGGTGGCCGCCGTCATCACCGCCGAGAAGAAGTCGGGGTCGAGCTCCTCCTCATCGATGAGGAAGGACAGGTCCCCGATCTGAGCGTTGACGCTCTGATACTGGATCGTGACCTGCTCTTGAGCCAGGTCGAGCTGCTGCATGTCCTCGCGGAACACGAAGCGTGTGATCTCGCCATCCCGCCGTCGCGAGTTGAAGGTCTGGTCCCAGTCGACGCAGTACGCGCGCTCGATGGTGCCGAGCGTCGGCACGTAGAGGTCGGAACGGACGCCGCGCTCGAACTTCTGGCGAAGCTCGGGCAGCGTCTGCGACCACGCGTTGGGCCGGAAGCGGTCGTTCTCCGAGAAGTCCGCCTCCATCTCGATCAGGTAGGGCTTGCGCCCGAGAAGCTCGGCGAGCCCACCAGGCGCGTGCGGGAACTCGTGCACGTGATCTCGCTGCCCACCCTTGATCGAGTACCGCGACACGGAGAAAGACACGCCATCGAAGGCCGCGCTCTTGAGGTCATCGAACGCCGGCATGACCCATCCTCATTCGAGCTCGACCCCGCCGTCATCGATGCCGCTCGGGTCAACGAACGGACCGCCGGCCGCCGGCATGTTCGTGACGTTCACGTTGAGGGTGGTCGCGAGCGCGCCGCGCAGCGATTGGTCCATCGCTCCCGCGACGTCGTCCTTGGTGAGCGCCTGCGGCTTGGCCGCGCCGGCGGGAACCGCAATCGCCTCGCCCATCTTCGCCACGAGTTCGGGCTGCGCGTTGACCGCGCGAGCCTTGTTGAACGACTTGGCCGCTTCGATATCGCCGGTGATGTCGGCGCCTGGGTCCGCAAACCCCATCGCCGCCATCATGTCGGCTCCGCCCATCTCGTCGAACTGCTTCTTGCCGCTGAAGCCGGCTTGAAGGTACTTCGTCTCGCGAAGCCGCTCGAGGTAGTCGACGTCGCCGGACTTCACTGCAGCGATCCGGCGGTCGAGCTCGGAGCCTTGTGCCAGTTCCTTTTCGATGCCGCCGCCCGTCACGGCGTCGATGCCGCCCTCGGCCTCGAGCTTGGAGTATTGGTCGAACGCGAGGCCCGCTCCGATGACTGCTGCCATAGGCGCCAGCGCCGGCAGAAGCCCGCCGCCACCCCCGCCGCCTGGTGCTCCTGGAACTCCGCCAGCTGCACCGCCTGCAGTGGACCGCATGATCGCGTTCTTGAGCGCCTCGCTCACCGCGGAGGTGATCGCTGCCTTGCCGACGCTCGCGACGAGCGCAGCCACGACAGCCATCATCGGGTTCTCGGCCGCCCAAGCGACCATTCCACCGAAGGCGTCCACGATCCTCTCGATCAGGGGGGCGAGCTTCTCGAGCGCGGGCAGGAGCTTGTCGCCGATGCGCTGCGCGACGTCCTCCATCCGGTTGTTTTGGAGCTGAGCGCGGGAGTCCGTGTTGCCCATGCGGGCAGCGAAGGAGGCGTTGATCTCCTCGTCGTTGAGCGCTGCCTTGCGGAACGACGCGAAGGCTTCCTTCACAGCGGCGCGCCCAGCGGCGTTCGCCTCGTCGTCGCTTCCGCCCTTGTCCAACACCGTGCCGCGCGCCCGACGGTACGTCGTGGCGAAGCCTTCGACCGCGCGCGCGCCGCCGGTGTTGGCCCACATCTTCTTGAGGTTCGCCGGGTCCGTCCCGGCCTTCTCGATGGAGTCGAGGATGATCTCCTCCGGGTTGCGGAGCATCCCCGTCTTCTCGTTGAGGATGTCGACGCCGAACTCCTTGAACTGGTTCATGCGCGCTGGCGTCTTCAGCGTGTTGACCATCGACAACACGCTGGTCGCTGCTTGCGTCGCGGTGGCGGAACCTCCCAGCTTGCGGCTCATCTGCGCGAGGCCACCCATCGTGGCCATGATCTCTTCGGGCTTGCCCTCGAACGCTCCGCTCGCCGCGCTGAGCTTGGCCATCTGCGTCGCGAGGTCCTTGATCTCGACCGCGCCGACCTTCCCCTGCCCAGCAAAGCCCTTCATCGTGTTGATGATGGTCTGTCCGCGATTGCCAGCGAAGTTCTCGCCGAGGCCGTTGGACACGTCGCCGGCAGCGTCGAGCATGTCGTTCATGTCGGTACCCGTGGCCTTCGCGACCTTGCCGAGCTCCTTCATGATGTCCAGACCGGTCTGGAGGTCGCCCGTCTTGGCGACGAAGGCCTGGAGACCTGCAGCGGTCTCTACGCGGCCATAGGCGTTGGAGTCAGCCGACTCCTTGATCAGCTTCGAGAGCTCTGCCGGGTCCCGGCGCTGGTTGTTCCTCGGGTCGTTCTGGTTGTACCCAGAGTTCGACAGGTCGGTGGCGCGGCGCTCGAGCTCGACGCTCCGCCCGTAGACGCTGCCGATCGACGTGTCGACGCCGGCGCCCTCGAGCATGCCGCGAGAGAAGCCGAGGCCAGCGCGCCCAATGGCGCCCATATCCTGTCGGACGCCGTAGGCTCCCTCGCGAATGCGCTGGAAGCGCTCGTTGCCCGAACGACGACCATCGCGCATCGACTGCCGGTCGTTGGCCCTCGAATCTCGGAGGATCTCCCGCTCCTCAGTGGCCCTCGCCCGAGACGAGGACCGAAGACGATCGTCGAACTCGCGCAGCCGCGCGCGGTGGACGCGCTGGTCCTCCCGGATCTTCGCGTCGGCTTCGGTCTTCGATCGCCGCACGGCGTCGCGCGTCGCGGACTCCGACGCTCGGATGTCCGCCTGGCGCGCGCGCTCCTTCGACGCCAGCGCCTGGTCGAAGACCCGGAGCTCGTCCTGTGCGAGCTTGCGCTGGGCCTGCAGGATCGACTGGTTCGCGCGTTCGCGATCGCGGCGCAGCTGGTTGATCGCCGAGGTCTCGGCAGAGGACGCGCGACGCACGGAGCCGGAGCGGTCCTGCTCCATGCCCTGCACTTCGCGAGCGACCATGCTCCGCGCGCGCCGCACGCTCTCCTCGAGCGGGCGAAACGCGTTGCGCAGCGAAGGGTCCGCCGCGGCTCGGATCAGGATCGTTACTTCGGACATTCGTTGGTCACGCCCGCTTGTCGAATGCGTCCGGCAGGAGCTGCATCAGCTCCATCAGGATCGCCCCGAGCATCCGTCGCGCGCGCGCCTCGTGGGTCTTGCTCAGCCGCCTGAGCAGTTCGCCCGTGACCACCCTGCCAAGGATCTCCACCTCGGCGTCGGTCACCTCTGGAGACAGCGGGCTCGTCGCCACCATGAGCCGCTCGAGCCGTTCCCACAACGCACGAATACCCCCGGACGACAGCGCCAAACGACACTGCGCCTCGGGGGCAGTCGCGAAGTAGAGCAGGCTCCGATCGCGGGGGTCCGTCAGCGTGCGGGACAGCACGTTGACCATGACCTCTTGGGTGAACAGCTCCTCGCGCGCCTTCGCTTCGCCGGGCTCCGGGTGACCTTCCCACGCGGCGCGGGAAGCCATTCGGATCGCCTCGTCGATCGTCTGCACGGACGCCAGCCTCATGCCCATCTCAACGGGCTCCGAAGGCTTGCGCTCCCACTCGTCGGAGAACGACGAAGGAGGGACGAAGAACACGTCGGCCGGGGTCGCAACCGTCTTGGGCGGCGCCGCGTCGGCTTTGGCGCTGCGTACGTCGGCGGTGCCGAGCATGCGGCGAAGCGAGGTCACGCGCGGGTCCGCCATCATCGACCTCGCTTCAGCGTTGCTGGATCGCTCGCTGCGCCGCTTCGTTCAGCTGAGCTTGGTACCTGGCTCGGCGGCGAAAGAAGTAGTCGAGCTGAGCTCGAGTGAGCGCAAGAACCGGCTGGCCAAAGAACGCACGAAGCTCCGTTGCATGGCCAGCGGCCATTTCTCGAAAGGGTCATCGTCGCCCTCTTCGGCGGTCGCGATCTCGATGACCTTCGCGGAGAACTCCTCGTTCGTCAGCGCGAACGGGAACGGCGACGTGGTGTCCTGGAAGAAGCGCTGCTGCCGAGCGAGCGTCACGATGCGATCGTGGTCGAGCGCCTGGAACACCTCGGCGACCGACCCGAAGAACTGCTCCGGCTTCTCGTCGCTGCTCTCGGGGTCCGTGACCGCCAGGAGCACCGTCATCACGTCCTTGCCGAACTCGTAGGCGCCCTCTCCGTCCTTGGCCTGCACGTGCCGCGACAGCGCGAACTGGGCGGCGTACTCGAGGATCCGACCGTGGTCGTTGCCGTCGAGGATGCGGAAGTCGATGAGCAGAGGCTTGTCGGCGTCGAGCGGGGTCAGCTCCACGCCGCGCTTGCGCGCGAGCCGACCCCTGGTGAGCGATGCCCACTTCACGCGGTCTTGACCACGCCGACGTTGATCCAGCGCGTGTTGCCCGTCATCGTGCCGCGCTGCGGCTCGGACGAGAACCGGCCCGACTGGCACTTGTACGGGCCCTGCTTCACCTTCGACCCCATGCGGTAGACCATGACGACCTCCTCCTGGTTGTCGATGGCGTCGAGAATGTACTGCTGCGCCCCGTCCCAGTTCTCGGTCACGACGTGGTCGAACTCGAGGTCGTACTCCGGGTTACCGTCCGTGCCGCCGACGATGCCGTCGGTGCCGTGCTGGCGCTCCGTGTTGTTGTTGAAGGACAGGGAGTTGTTGCCGGCGACGCCGACCTTCTTGCCCTTGATGTAAATCTCGGCGCGCTTGATCTTGGCCATGGAGGTGTCCTTTCGGCGCCGTCCGCAATGGGTACAGGGCCTAGGAATGGCGCGCGTCGAGCGCGCCCATTACGACTGCTGCGCGCTCAGCTCAGGCCGAGACTTGCGACTGCCTGACGCTGACCCCGATCGCGTGCTGGATCGGGAGCGGCACCACCGTGACGGCGCTCATGATCCGCTTGGCGGCGGTGTTGAACTCGGAGACGGGCTCGTTCGCAGCGAGCTCGACCTGGGTGAGGATCTTCTCGCTCTGCATGGTCTGCAGCTCGAGCTTGACCCGCTTGTTCCAGGTGAACGGAGTGGCGACGCCCTCTTCGACCGGCGCCTCGCCGTCTCCGGGGTCGGGCTGCACCCACGGGTTCGCCGGCTTGAACTCCGTCTCCCACACGAGACGCAGTCGGTCCCGCACGTAGTCCGGCACGACCGCCTCGGCGGTGTCGAGCGTGCGGTAGTCCGGCGACGCGCCGTCGAGACACCGCGTGGTGATCGCGCGGACCACCGCGACAGTCCCGTCCTCGGTCGTCTTGAGCGGGGTTACGCCCGAGTCGAGCGCCGTCTGTTGCGTGGTGCGCGAGGGCCAGTCGCCGCGGGCGCGCGCCGGCGCGACGCCCTTGAGGACGACGTCGTCGTAGCCGCTGTTCGGCTGGCTCTGTTCGGTGGACGCACGCTTCGCCGCCATGCACGCCGCAATGCGCGAGGTCCACGTCTCGGCGTTGAGCATCCAGCAGAGCTGGAAGCGGTGGTTGTTGAGGGTCGAGGACGCGAGCGAGGTCGCCGTCCCGATCGCGTCGTTGCTCGCGATCACGACGTGCTCCATGCGCCCCTCGAGCGGACCCGCCTTGTTGTCGACGTTGGTCTCCCACACGCCGAGCGAGGTCGCATCGTTCTGCGCCAGCGCCATCCGGTGGTAGCGGGCTGGGTAGAGCAGCGCGGCGAGCGTGGTGAGCGTCTCGACGCCCGCGCCGCCCGTGAACTTCACACCGCCGCCGGTGACGCTCGCGCCGCCGGTGATCGCCGAGGTGATGCCCGCCTGCCGATCCGACACGTCCTGGTGGAGGATGAGCTGGTTGCCGCGCACCGTAGGGGTGCGGCACGTCAGCGTGATGACGCCGGCCACGTTCGCCGCCGAGGCGACGAGCCGCGGGAACTGGGCGAAGCGGGCGACGATCGCGTCGGCCACGTTGGTGGGCGTGGTCGCGGTGCTCGGGACGGTGACCTCCACGAGCTCGCCGCCGACGTAGTACCGGTAGGTCCCGGCGCTGGTCGCGGTGCCCGTGATGGTGATCGTCGCCGTCGCAGCAGCGGCGCCGCCGGCGGCGGTCGGAGCGGCGATCATCAGGCGCACGCCCGAGAGACCCTGGTCCATCGCGCCGTACACCATCGAAGCGAGCTCGCCGCCGGCGCCGGAGTACGTGTCCGCCTCCTCCTTGGAGAGGCAGTCGAGGACATCGACGTCGGGGGTGATCGTCCCGCCCGCGGTGGACTCGAGGCCCACGAGCAGGAGGACGAGCGGGATCGTGCGGATGTTGATCGGACCGGCGCCGAACTTCGTCTCACCGACGAACTGCGGGACCTTGTCGCTGTCGGCGTATCCGTCGATGACGATGCTCGCCATGGTCTACCTCACTCCTTCGCCGGCTTGGCGGTCGTGGTCTTGGTGGTCTTGGGAGCGCCTTCGCCACCGATCGCGACGGGCGCGCTCGGCTCGAACTGCCCGCCGCTGTCTCCGTGCACGACTGCCGGGCGCAGAGGGAACGGGGTTGCCTTGGGGCTCTCCGCCGCGGCGATGGTCTTGCCGGCGGCCTTCGCAGCGCGGGCCTCCTGGGCCTCATTCACGCGCTGCCTGATCTTCGCGATCGACACGTCGAGCTCGGCCTTGCCGACCTTCGCGACCTCGGCGTCCGGCTCGAACTGCGCGGCCCACTTCTCGGTGGGCGGCTCGCGTAGGTAGGCGGAGAAGTGCCCGACGATCGCTCGGTTGCGGGCGGCGACGAGCGCGTCGATCAGGTCCATCTCGACGGGAGCTCCGGTCGGCTGGTGGACCTTCACTCGACCGTCGGAGACGACCTCGAAGATCTCCTGGCACCGAAGGCGCTGGATGTAGAACTCGGCGAGCGCGCCGGAGAACGGCACGGCCATCGGCTGAGCCGCGTGCTGCCACTCGATCTTCGTCCGCGAGTAGCGGAGCGGCTGACCACCAGGGATCGGGCTCGGCTCGCCGGGGTCGTAGTCGACGACCTTGTAGCTCGAGCCGACGGTGGCCCGGATGGGCAGCGTCGCGCCGTCCCTGACCTCTTCGCCCTGCGGGCAGATGCCGGCGAGCAGACCGTTGTGGTCGAGGTGGGCGTAGGGGTTCGGGAAGACCCGAAGGGTCGGGCCCTGCTTGGAAGCCTTGCTCATGCGATCGTCACCTGGCAGACGTCACGGACAGGCGAGTCACTCGCTGCCGGCGTCGCTGAAGCCCGCATCCGATGCGAGGAAGTCTGAGCGGTAGATCCCAACGTCAGCGCCGACGGCGCCGCCGAACGGGTTCACCGAGTAGTCCGTGTGCCCGCGCTCGCGGATCTCGATCGTCATCCCGACCGCGTCGTATTGCAGCCGGTCGGCCACGCGCCCCTCGGCGTCGTAGACCACGATCTCGATGGGCTCGGGCGTCCACTCGCGCAGACGCGGCGGACAGAGAAGCTCGCCCACCCCAGCCACGATGGTGCCGCGTCCTTCGCGGGCCGCCGTGCCGAAGGTGAAGGTGCCGAGCGTGGAGAGCTGCGCCGGCATGTAGACCGACACGACCTCGGCGACGTCTTCGCCGAGCGCGATCGTCTCCCCGCCGTTGGCGAGCGTGAGGCGCATACTGCGCGTCCGCGTGAGACCGTTCCAGTCGACGAAGGTCCAGACGATCGGCTCGTCGATGTTGTAGACCTCGGTGCCGCCGGGACCATCGTCGCCGGCGTCAGGGATGCCGGGGTCGTCGGGGTCGGCAGAGACCACCGCCGTGGTGATCGTCGGCTCGAGTCGAGGGTCCATCTCGGCGCCGCCGATGACGCCGTCGAGGTCGCTCCCCGAGTAGGTGGTGCCGATGACCTCGGTCGTCTTCGACAGCGCGATCGAGTCGACGTCTACGTCGACGTCGAGCGCTTCGCCATCATCGTCGGTGGACAGCTGCCACGCCGGGTCACGACCGCGGGCGAGCCGAAGCGCCACGGCCTTGGCCACCGCCGAAGCGAAGGCGAACCGTGGCGCACTCTTCTCCTGCGGGTCGGGCGGGAACACCCACAGAGCTCGGATCGTCCCGGCCTCTTCGACCCAGTCGAGCGAGCGGTCCTCGTAGGTGCCGCGCTGGCGCCACAGGAAGAGCGCCGGGAGTTTGTTGCTGTTGAACCGCCCCTTCTGGGGCTGGTTCGAGACGACCGTCAGCACCGGCAGCGCGTGGCTCGATGGCCGCGGCTTGAGGGTGGCCCACGCGTCGGCGCAGACGTCGTTGATGATCGCGGCCATGAACGCCCCGATGTACCCGAGCACCGGGTCACCGATCGGCTCGTCCATGGTGGCCGCCAGCGGCAGCGTCAGCGCGCCGAACTGGTCAGCCATAGGTCACCCCCGCATGCGAGCCGCGACGCCGTCCAGCACGGCGGTCACGCCGGAGCGCAGCGTCTGATCTGCCACGTCCACCGCGCCGTCGAGGTACCGGTTCGCCTTCGTGCCCGGGTGCCGGACTCGCCGCGGGAACCGCATGACGCCGTCCTGTTCGAAGGCCAGGGTCTTGGCTCGCTTTGCCTCGATGATGTGCGGCGACGTGCCGTCGCTCACGAAGGAGGCGTAGTCCACACCCACGCGGATCTCGCCGCGCGCCGTCGTCGCCGACTGCGACAGCAGCTGGCCGTCCGTGTGGTCGATCATCGTGCCGGTGCGGCGGGGCGCCGAGGCTCTCGCCTGCGCAGCTCCCTCTCGCGCGGCGTCGAAGACCGCCACGGCCATGCCGGCGGAGATGCGCGCCTGCTCGCTGGACCACTGGGCCAGTAGCTCTTCTACTCCGAGGAACTGGACGTCGAACATGCCGCGTCCCTTTCGGCCGCCATCGCGGCCATCGTCTCTTCGATCTGCTCGAGCGGGTCACCGCTCATGAGCAGCTTGGCCAGCTCCGCGCTCCACTCCTCGTAGGTCACCGAGGCAGGGCGCAGGGCCAGGCACCGCTTGGCGGTCGCCGACCGCTCGCGGATCATCTCTCGCTCGGCGTCGACCATGAGCGCCACGCACCCGAGCATGCGGCCCCTGCCGAGCGCCCCGGTCACGACGTGCCCCGGCAGCGTCACGGGGCCATCAGACGATGCGTCGTCCTCGGACGGATGCGGAGGGGCCAGCTGCCGCGAAAGCGCGGCCAGCGCCAACAGGCGCGGGGGACAGGGGTGCCCGTTGTGCTTGCCGACCGTGAAGCCGTCGACGCGCATCAGAAGTCACCCATCCCGCCGGAGAAGAACTTGACCGTGTCCTCGGTGTAGTCGTCGCCGCCGTCCCAGACCTCGCCGCCCTGGTTCGCCCCAGGCTCCGGCGCGCCGATGACGTCGAGACGGATCTTCCCGGACCGGATCTCCGACAGCTCCTGCCTCACGGCAGCCTCGAGCGGGCCGAAGTCTCGGCGCACGTACTCGGGCCGGCGCTTCGCGCACTGCGCCACCGCGTAGTCGAGCGACAGGCGCTTGACCTGGTTCGGCGGCGTGTCGCGCACCGTCGCGAGCTCGTACACGCCGCGGAGGTAGCCCTCCACGAAGCTGTCCGAGTCGGCGGAGAGCTGGTTGACGGCCGCCGCGTCGGGCACCCCGTCGTTGTCGTCGTCGAAGACCTGGAGCACGACCTCCGCACCCAGGCGGCTCTCGAGGTCCGAGATCGTCCAGTACGGGAGGGCCATGCTCAGTCCTCGATGCGGACGGCGACCTGGCCGAGCGCGAGCGTTTCGACCTGCGCCTCCGTGAGCGGCAGCTCCTCGCCAGGGGCGAAGACCACGCCGTCGCAGTGGAGCGCGCCGTGAGCCCACACGCGGAAGCGTGCCGCGGGCTTCGGAGCCGCCGGTGCCTTGCCGGCGCTCGGCGCGGACTCACCCTCAGCGGAGACCTTCGCCTCCGCCTGGGGAGCCTGCGCCGGTGCCTTGGGGTTCTCCTTCGCCATGACCAGGCTCAGGAGATCGCGCTGCGGTAGAGGAAGCCGGTGTCGTTCGCGACCACGTCGTGCGTCTCGGAGCAGCCGACCTTCGCGAAGTACCCGCCGCCGAGACCCTTGGTCGGGTCGAACCACTGCGTGGTGAGCGGGTGGCCCTGCATGCGGAACGTGTAGCTGAAGCTCGCGTTGCGCTTGCTCGGCCGCAGAGCGACGCGGACGATCGCGAGGTGCTTGCCCCACACGTCCGAGTAGCTCGCGGTCTGACCGCTGTTCGCCGTGTCCTCGCGCGCGCCGCCGACCAGGTACTCGTCGAGCCCGAAGATCGAGGCGATCATCGAAGGCGTCGCGAGCCCGCTCGAGCCCTGGAGCGAGGTGTACTTGAACATGTCCCGCACCGCCTGGTGGCGCGCGAGGCAGTTGTAGACGCCGACGCCCGAGACGAGCACCAGCTTGGAGGGGCCGCGGCCACCCCAGCAGGCGCGCTTCGCCTCCTGGATCTTCTTGACCGGGTCACCGCCGCCCGCGGAGTCGAACTGGTCCGCGCCGGCGAGGGTCGCGGTGTTGTTCGAGTCGTAGTTGGCCGCCGTGGTGATGAGCGTGGCGACCCGCTTCTCGCGAGCGAGGCCGAGGCCGTCGTTCACCGACTCGACGAGATCCATCATCTCGTCGAAGGCGCTGTCCTGGTTCTCGATCGTGTCCGCCGAGACGAAGCCCTTCAGCGCCCGGTCCTTGCAGGAGTAGGACGCGGTCTCACGGTTCTCGTCGACCTCGTTCGCGTCCGAGCGCGAGCCGATCATGTCGTCGGGGATCGCGAGCCGGTCGCGCTTCGAGTACTTGAAGTAGTCGTCAGACTTGAACGGCACGGCCACGACGGGCGCCACGCGCTCGCCGATGTACATGTCGTTGGCGTACTGGATCGACAGGTTCGAGAGGAACGTGTTGGAGTGCACGTCGCTCGGGCCGACCGCCTTGATCCGCGCGACCTCGGCGTTCCGCTTATTGCGGAAGTCCTTGTCCGTCTGGATGAGCTGTCGCAGCGCCGCGCGCGTGCTGTCGTATGCACGACCACGGGCCGTGCGCTGGGTGGAGACGATCTCTTCGAGCGCGACAGCGCCCACGACGGTTCCGTCGGACATGATGGGGGGGGTCCTTTTCTTCTGGCCCAGCGCGCCGATGAGACGCCGTCAGGGCGATGGAGTCTGTGGTTCGCGCGACCTCAGGCCGCGCCGGCCGCGAACTTCCCGGGCATCAGGCCCACGTAGTCGCCAGCCACGCCGGTCTGCATGAAGGTTCCGGCGATGTACTTGACCGTGGTGCCACCACCGAGGGTCTGGTTGGTGAGGCCGTCGGCCGCGCCGACAGCGAACTCGCCCTCGGTCGCCCCGCCCGTGCCGACCAGCACCGGGATCACTCCCGAGCCCTGGAGCAGAGCGATCTGGACCTGGGCGCCGGCCGCCTTCGTCTCGAGGAAGATGCCGAAGCCCTTCTCGTTGGCGCCGGCGTTGTCGACCTCCTGCGCGGTCGCCGACCACTTGGCCATGCGGCCCTTGGTCGCGGCGCCGGCGGCGACGACGGTGCGGGTGATGATGGTGCACTTCTCGAGATCACGCAGCGCGCGAGCGGCCATGGCTTGCTCCTGGTCTTCTTGGAATCGTTGGGGTGGTGGGGCGCGAGCCTGCTCAGGCCGCGTTGCTGGACTTCGCCAGCTTCTCGACGCGCTCCCAGTCGCTCTGGGAAGCCTCGCCGCTGTCCACGGCGGCCGGCGCTTCGCCGTTGCCGTCCGATGAGATCACTTGCGCGCCGAGGTACGAGACGTCCGTCCGCTGCGCGACCATGCGCTCGAAGAGCGCCTTGTTCGACTTGCGCAGCTCGACGAAGTCCGCCTTCTCCGCCGCGGAGATCTTCTTGCCGACGAGCGCGCCGACCTCGATCTCGATGAGCTTCTCGTCCAGGTCCGCCGCGCTCTTCGCCAGTGCGTCGCGCTCCTGCGCGAGCCGCTCGGTCTGAGCCGACAGGGCCTTGCACTCCGCCTCCGCCTTGTCGGCGCGAGCGGCCTCGGCAGCGGCCTTGGTCTCGAGGTCCTTGATCGCCTTCTCGTGCTCCGCGACCTTCAGCTCGAGCGCGGCCTTCTGCTTCTCGTCCATGTCGGACTCCCTGCCGGCCGTGCCGGCGCTGTCGCCGCCGCGCTCTTCGCGGGCAAGCGTGTGGTCTTCTGCCTCGGCGCTCTTCGTCGCCTGCTTGAACTTCGCCAGCGCTGCGCTCTTGGCCTTCGCCAGAGCCTCATGGTTCGCCGGGATGGTGACGACCGAGATCTCCCTCAGCTCGTTGTCGTCCAGGATGACGACGTCCACGCCGTCGATGCGCTCGCACCGGATCTCCCGCGGGTAGAACCCCACGCTCACCGCGCGCAGCGTCTGCTCGAGCACCGACTGCCACACGAGCTCGGCCTGAGGGTTCGCCTTCTCGGTGGCGAACTTGATCGTCACCTCGAGCTGGTTGCGAACCACACCGACCTTGGTCGCGTGACCGATCGGGAGGTCCCGCGCGTTGTGGGACCACAGGATCACCGGGTTGGACTTGAACCGGGCGAGGTCCCAGTTCTGCTTGACGATCTCGCCGTACGAGTCGATCGCCTCCGTGGAGGCTACGAAGTCGACCTCTCGGGCTGCCTCGCGCACAGCACGCAGCCGAAGCTCGCGCACATGCAGATCGCTCGCGTCCTTCGTGCGCGGGTCGAGGGCGGCTTGAACGGTTCCGTCGTCGCGGGCGACGAATCGGTAGGAGTACTGGTCGGCCATGTTGCCTCAGGCCGCGTCCGCGGCGTCGTCGTCTTCGGGCTCATCGTCCGCCTCGTCGTCGTTCTCGGCCTCGTCTTCGAGGTCCTCCAGGTCGACGTCGTAGGAGCCGAGGATCTCATCGTCCTCGTCCGGGACCGGGATGCCCAGCTTGTCCCGCGCCCACTCGGCCGGGATGCGCATGATCGGGGCGAGCTTCTCGAGCGCGGTCGCCAGCATCACCAGGTCGGTGGCGCCCTCGGTCACGAACTGGAAGCGCGGCACCGGCGCGGTCGGCCCGAAGTTGAGCCGAATCATCGGCTCGATCACGTCGCGCGTGATGACCTCAGCGAGGTGCACGGCGTCCGACTCCAGGATGTCCTTGCGGATCTGGTTGTGGACGTTGCCGAGCGCCTGGGAGCCGACGGAGCCCTGCTCGGTCGTGAGCGTCTGGCCGAGCACGGCCTTGCTCATCTCGCGCCCGCAGGTGTCGAACAGCGACGCGTGCGCGCCGCCCTGTCCCTGGGCCGTGCCGTTGACCTCGGGGAACTTGAGCTCGACCTCGACCGTGTCCGGGTGGACCGCAGTGCCGCTCGACGTCATCCCCGAGAGGATCGCCTTGAGGTTCGCCACGTCCTCTTTCGAGGCCGGGTTGTCCCCGCGCTTCTTGTACCGGCCGAGCCGCCACGGCTTGTAGACGAGCTCGGCGAGCTTCAACCAGTCCGAGAGCGACCAGTTACGGAAGAGCGCGAGCCACATGAGCACGCGCACGAGGCCCTCGCGACACGGCACGTCGCCGTTGATGCGAGGCTGCGAGACGATAAACTTGTCGGGGTACTTCGCGAGGAAGTCCACGCCGATGTAGTTGACGCCGTCGTCGCGCCAGATGAGCTTGCCGTCCTTGTCGCGGAAGCCGAAGCGCCGGGCCCCGTGGCACACGAAGCGTGCTGGGACCTGCCGCCCACCCTGCACCGCCCACACGGTCTCCGCGACCGCGTAGCCGTAGTAGGCACTGCCGGTGAGGTGAGCGATGAGGCGGCGGAAGTCCGGGTGCGTTCGAAGGACCTTCTCGACGAAGCGTCGCTGGCGCTTGCCGCGCGTCGACTTCGGGTCCTGCCCCGGGAAGACCAGCTCCCAGTTGAGACCGCAGAGCGCGGTCTCGCGCGTCTGGAGCACCGACTGAAGGTGCCCGTCCTTCTGCCTCATCTCGTTCGCGAGATCGATGAGGCGGGTCATGTCGCCGCTGTCGGCGGCGCGGATGATGAAGCTGACGTCGGCCGGCGTGACGCTGCCGCCGATGCGCTGGACCTGCTGCCACAGCGACAGGTCGGGTAGGACCGAGGCGCCCGATGAGACCCCGACCGACGGCGCTCGCTTGAAGAGCCCGCCGAGGCGAGACCAGATCGACATGTTCGGGTCCTTCGGTCAGGAGTGGTCGCGACGCATGCGCTGCCGACCGGGGAGGACGAGGATCTTGAGCGAGGTCGTACCGGCGGAGTTGGTGACCGCCGTCACGCGCGGGGTCACGAGCGATGCGCCGTAACAACGCAGCTCGACGAAGTCGCTGTTGGCGCCGAGGGCGCCCGTCGTCTCCGAAGCCACCGCGCCGATCGCCGTGATGCCGTCGCGCGCGCCGAGGAGTAGACGCTTCCAGCGCGACCCGTCGGCCGCCTCTTCGTCTCGGAAGAGCAGCTCGATGGTCGCCGTGGGGCTGGCGCCGCCGGCGATCTCAGCGCCGACCAGGATCGTGTCGTAGCCCTGGCACGAGAAGCCGGACGCCGCCGGGAAGTTCGCGTCGGTGAGGGTGGCGCTGTCGGCAGCGATCGCTCCGCTGATGGTTCGCGCGGCAGCCGCCGCGAGTCCCGTGAAGAGGCCGCCGGTCTTGCGCGCCATGTCCTATCAGGCCCCGTCGTTCCGCATGAGCGTGCCGACGACGACGACCGAGCCGTTGCCGGCAGTGAACGCCGACGTGATGCGGTCGAACTTCAGCGTGTCGGTCGCCTTGAGGACCAGGCCGCGCGTCTTGGTGAGCGTGTCCATGTCCGCGCCGATGGTGCCAGCGAGCAGCCCGCCCGATGCCACCAGCGTCGCGGCGACGTCGCCTGTGGCGCCGCCGAGAACGTCGCCCTTGGTGCTCCAGTTCGTCGGCGTGGTCTTGTTGGACGAGACGCCGATCGCGCTGGCCGCGCCGCCGGTCATGTCCGCGGCGATGCGCCACAGCACGCGCTCGACCGCCAGCTCCTGTCCGGCCTGCATCGTGAGCAGGACCGCCGCGTCGGCTGTGGCGAACGTGAACGCGAGCTCGAACTTGCCGGCACCTGGCACTCGGAGGAACCGCCCGGAACCAGCGCTCGGCGTCGCCACGAGGACGTCATCCCCGGTGAGCGTGCTGGAGCTGTGGAACCTCCAGAGCGAGTTGTCCGCGAGGACGAGGAAGACCTGGCCGGCGACGCGTCGGTCGGCAGGGATCCCCTTGAGCGTGGTCAGGGTGTCGACCGGGGTGCCGATCCGCTCGCTGACCTGCTGGGCCGCGAAGTCGCCGTAGTTGAGCTTCATGCTGTTGCTCCTGGCCGACCTCGGCCAATGGGTGAAACTTCGCGCCCGAGTGGCCACCGCACGAACGCCATCGCAAAACAAGGAGGGGTGCGTGTAGGCGCTGGCCGGTTGGGCGCTGGAGCCTTGCCCGGGTGCTGCCCCCGGAGACCGCGCTGGGCGGTGTGGTCGCTGGACCGCGTGGCAAATCCGCTCAGCCGTTTTGCGCCTGCGAGCGGACCGAGGCGGAGAGCAACACCGGGAGGTGGGGACGGCGTCGCTCTCGTGTCGCGGGTCGAACTTCGCACTCTCGCGCGGGCGACTCGTGACTATGACAGGATCGCAGGCGTAGCGGCCCTATGCAATCCGATAGGGCACGATCGATCCGTTGACTATTGGCTACCAAAACGCGCGGCACGCGCTCGGCGCATACGATTGCGTACGCACCTGTTGGCGTACTGCTACCGCTTGAGCGACTCGACCGCTCGACGGCGAGCCTCGAACCACCGCTCCATGTTCCACCGGCGCACGCTGTACCCGCGCGGGTCCTTGTCGAGCGGGAAGCCGTGGGTGTTGACCCATCGGGTGAGTACGTCGTGGCTTACGCCGCACTCGGCCGCGATCGTCTTCATGCCGTAGATGCGCTCGCTCTGCGCCCTGCGCTCCCGCTCTGCCAACTCGAATGCTGCGTCCGCCACCGCGCGCGCGATGATCGCCAGGTCCGCCGTCTTGATCTCGCTCACAGGTCACCTCGCTCGTACACGAACGTCCGCGGCAGCCGCTTCGCTCGTCGCCCCCTCACGTCCGCCCAGAGGTTCCAGGCCTCGCGCACCATGTTATTCGCCTCGACCCTCGCCGCGCTCAGCTCCTTCTCGGTCGCGTGGTTCACCAGCCACGCCTCCAGCGTCACCTCGACGGACGCCGGCTGCGGACGCATCACCAGCACCGTCTCCAGCTGCCGCTCGAGCTCGCGCACACGCCGGGACGCGGCACGGCGTGCGGCGCTCACCAGTGGCGACGCCTCCTCGTCGCGGCGCGCGCCCTGCAGCTCGCGCTCGAGGTCGAAGGCTTCGAGGCCGGGCTCGTGGTCGCTCGTTGCGCCGGACGCCCGCTCAGCGACCACAGCCTGGGCATGCTCGAACCACTTCGCGTAGCCGCTCTTCGCCGCCGGCGTCGACGGCAGCACCTGCCGCCAAGCTCCGAGTCGCTCGCGCTTCGCGTACGCCTTCCTGGCCCCGCTGCGGTCGTACTCCACCTCCTCGCCGTCGAGCTTCGCCCGAGCCTGCGGGTTCGCCCCGAGCTTCAGCGCAGGAATGGCGTCTGTCGGTCCGTACGCGAGCCGCAGCACCACCACGTGGTGGGCCTGGAGTTGAGCGAGCATCGCCCGCGTCTCGCGGTGCTCCTGCGCTCGTGACACGCGCTCGCGCTTCCGCCCGTCGACGTTCCCCCGTTCGATGAGCTCGAGGTCGTCGCGCTGAGCGAAGCCCACCGCTCCGCTGTTGACCATCCGGGCGTCCGGGTCCGGCACGCCCCTCGCGAAGCTCGTCTCGGACATGTGCTGGAAAGCACCGTGCATGCTTCCAGGCTGGAGGTCGTTGCCGGTGAAGTACCGGTAGAGCCGCTCGTCCTGCGGCGGCGCCTTCGTCCAATGCGGCTTGTCCTGATGCTCCACTCCACCCTCCTTGACCGGGTCTGCCCGGTCGCTCGCTTGTCCCTCAGAAGCCTCGCGCAGCCCCGCCCCATCGCGAGTCGCCGGTGTCCCAGTCGTTGTCGTCATCGTCCTTTGACAGGTCTAGCTCCAGCGGCACCTGCACCATGGCGAGCACCACCGACTTGAGGAGGTCGCCGTGCGCCGCTCCCGTCCTCGGTAGCACGATGATCGGCCCATTAGGTCCTCTCCGAACCTTCGTGTCCCGCATCTGCTGCATCAGCTGCGGGTCGCGCGGCAGGATGGCATTACCCTCATTGAGCAGCCCGCGGAACTCGGTGAAGAACAGGGCCGTCGACGTCTGGTTGTCGTGGACCGTCGAGTAGTAGACCGAGTCGCCCGTCGCGCTCTTCACGCTCCCCATGTGCTCGATCGCGCTGTCCTCGTACCACTGGTCACCCTTGATGCACTCGGCCTTGTAGGCGAGCGCCGTCCTGGCGAACGACGTGAAGACCTGGCTCGGCGCGAGCCCGGGAGGGATGCCGAGCTTGATGTCGGCCTGCGCCTGCTGCTTCGACTTCCGCGGTGGGATCAACTCCTCGTAGAACGCCAGCTCGGCCTTGCCGGAGCTGTGCCGCGCGAGCGCGATGACCGCCGAGTTCTTCCGCAGACCAGGATCGGACCCTGCCCAATGCGGCGCCCCGTTCGGCTCGAGCTGCAGCACGTCGCGCGTGCAGGCCGCGACGATGGCGGCCTCGGGGAAGAACTGGTCCCCGCCGCTCACCATCGGAACGGCGTCGTACTCGCGCGAGACGAAGTCCGGGTCCTTCTTGCGGTCCTCTTCGATGGCCTCCGCGTCGAGCGTCGGGTTCATCCGCGTCGAGCTCGAGTGGAACGACACCGCCTCGCCCGGGTTCCCCCATGCGTCGGAGTGGCGCCGGGCGAAGTCGCCTGACTCGTCCCACGGGGACGACGTCAGCCACATCTGACCGTCCGACAGCAGCGCCGGCTGCAGCGCCTTGATCTGGTCGTCCAGCCGGACGCTCGCGTCCTCCTCGCCGAAGAAGTCCGCCTCGTCGAACACCGCGCCCACGAACCAGCCGCCGCGGAGGTTCACTCCGCGGGGCGCCGCCGCGAGCACTCGGATCTGGACCTCCTGCCCGTCGTCGCGTCGCAGCTTGAAGCTCTCGGCCGCCGGGTCTCCCACGAGATGCTTCGACAGCTTGGGCGACGCCTGCACCATCGCCGAGAGCAGCTGGAAGGTCCCGATGCCCTGCTGGAGCCTCGGTGTCACGATGACGCCGCGGACGAGCTCGCCCTTCCTGACGCCCACGAGACCGTCGCGCTCCGGGCGCTCGCCGTGCTTTGGCTCGCGCCGCATCTTGCAGCGCATCGCTCCGAGGACGAGGCTCACGGCGCTCGCGAGGAGCGACTTGCCGGAGCGCCGACCCGAGCGGACGGCTACGATGCGGGGCCGGCGCGGCGGGGCGAAGACGCCGTCCACGCCGAGGTGGTAGGCCATGTCGCGCAGGCTAAGGTGGCCCACCTCGCGACCATCAGCTGCGCGAACGAGCGCGCGCTGCGCTGGAGAGATCGGAACGTCGCAGAACTCAGGGTCCTCGACGAACTCCTCCGCCGTGATGGTCTGCCAGATCGACGACGACGCGAGCGCCGCCTCCCGCTTCTTGTGGGCCTCGAGTAGCGCCAGGAAGAGCGGGTTGGTTCGGGTCATCCGACGTAGTCCTGTCGCGCGAATTTAAGTCTCGTCGGGAGACGATTACGAAGCTTCTGGAGCGCGCGTTCTGCGATCTGCTGAGCGCGTCCCTTGCTGATGCCAAGCTGGGCGCCAATCTCGGCGTACGTCATCAGGTCTGGACCATGGACGGTGAGGCCGTCACCATCGAACCCACCAGGATCCGGCCGATCGTCAAGGTCGACGACAACATAAAGCGTCCCCGTGGCGAGCCATTGCCGAAGCAACGCGTCTCGACGACTGCGGTCATGCGCTGCCCTCCGAAGCGATCGATCCTGCGCTACGCACGCTGCACACGCAGGAGAGCCCCCTCGCAATACTTGCTGGCGAAGCCCGTTGAGTATGCGCCGAGAGCTGCCTCCGCAGTCGCACGAGCAGAGCCACACCACTCCTTTTCTGCAGCTGCCAATCACCTCTCGCGGGATCAGCCGCCCGAACCGCTGGCCTCGGATGTCCTCGTGCACGCTCATCCACCACCCAGCAGCTCAGCACGGAGCAGCGTCAGGACCGACTCGGTCTTGCTCATTCTTCTGGCTCCCGCTGGATGATGAAGAACGGCTTCTCGCGCTCGGGTCGAGTCACCATCACGCGCCCATTCTCGAGCCTGACCTTGGTCTCCTCGGGCCAGCCGAAACGGACGAGCATCTTGCGCCAGTCCTCGGCGGTCACCACAGCGACCGGTGGCGGCCCTCCCCTCTGGCGCAGTTCGTCGATCACGTCGTCGAAATCCGAGGCCTTCGCGTCGTCGCTCACGCCACCCTCACGAGGTCGAAGTCCGTGACGATGCCTGGCAGGTGGGCCAGCGTGCGGATGTCGGCGCGTCGGATGACGATGCCCGCGGCCTCGTCGCCCGACGCGCGACTCGAACTCGCGCTGAAGGTACTCCGGCCACAATCCAGTCAGCACAAGTTCCTCGCGGTCGAAGTGCTCCCGGACCGCGTCGACCTCGGCCTGCGTCGTCCACCAGATCGCGTAGTCGTCTTCGGTACTCATCACGTCCCCTCCCGATTCCCACGCGCGAACTCGGCGCACACCTCGAGCAGCGCTGCGTACCTAGCTTCAACCGTGGCCAACGCAAGCCCGCGGCGCCCGGCCTCTTCGGACCACGCGTCTCGCTCGTCGCGGAGGCGCACATGGTCGGCATCCCACGATGCGTCGTGGAGCCTGATTCTGTCGATCGACGCCAACGCCGACCGGCGAAGCTCCGCCAGTTCAAGTTGCGCGGCCCTAAGCTCGTCCTCAAGGCGACGCGTGTACCCTGCCGGGTAGCCGCAGTCGCGGCATAGGCCGACCCGGCTCATAGTCTTTTCGATGGTGACGCCACAAGCGCAGCAGTCCACGCATACGTGGATGCCACCGAAGCTTAGCCCGATGTGCTTCGCCGTCTGATCGCACCAATCGCATCGGGCCATCGTCACTTGTCACCCCCATACAGCGCCACGAGCGCGCGCCTTACGCACGCTTCCAGGCCGTCGTTGCGGTTGTGCGTGAACCGGTGCGGCTTCGTCAGCTCTCGGCGCATCCAGATCGCGGACACCTCTCGAGCCACGTACGTGTGCACCGGGTCGCCCATGTCCTCCTGCCTCGTCACGTTGCCGATCTCGATGACGCGCACGGTGTTCTTCTCAGCCTCGTCGCCGCCCGGGACGATGTCGATCGTGACGCGGATCATGAGGTGACCTCTACCCAGCCGGCCAGCGGCTGTGCCATGTGAGCGATGCGGTTGGGCCTCATGGGCGCCGACCTACGAACGAACTCGAACCACATATCACCTGGGGTCAGGAGCACACCGGTGCACTCCCACAGGTCGCCGGTCTCGTCGCGCCAGCGGCGGCCGAGCATCCGTGGTCGGTCTTCGCGGTTCACTTCGGCGCCTCGACCTTCTCGACGCGGTAGAAGTCGAACTCGTGCCGCGACAGGCCCATGTCCTCGACCGCGCTCGCGCTGTTGTACCAGGCTCCGATGACCGCGCCGACGACGCAGAGCAGCCACATCACCATGAACAGGCAGCCGACGACCGTAAACCCTCCCGTTGCCTTCTGCGTAGGACCGTTCATTGCATCTTCCTCATGAGTAGCATGTAGAGAACCAGCGCCCACCCGACCATGAACGCGTCACGGTTCCAGGCGCCACCAATTGCGAGCGCGAATGTGATGGCGAACACCAACCCACGGGAGAAGTCGACGAACCTGCGGACCCGCTCGTGGTAGCACTCCTCGTCTCTCATCGCCCCTCCTCCTGCTCCTCCAGCATCCACGCTCCAACGGCCAGGCAACCAAGAACCGCTGTCACCTGCTCGCTGCTCACGGTGTCGCCGACAGCGATCCGCACGTAGGCGTCGTCGCCCTCGCGGCCGGCGCACACCTCGACGGCGCCCGGCGACTCGCGGCGGAACCAGATGCCTCGGCGTCCGGCCGGGTCATGCATCGACGCGCACTGCCACCCCGGTTGAGAAGCCCTCATCGCCCCGTGCTCCCAAAGCCACCGCCCCCGCGCGCAGTCTCGCTGAGCGACTCGACCTCGACCACGCGCCACCTGGGCACGGGCGCGATCACGAGCTGCGCGATGCGGTCGCCGGCCTTGAAATCCTGCAACATGAAGGACGCGCAACCGTAGAACTCGTCCCACCTTTCGATCAAAAACGCGTGCATCAGCACTCCCACCTCGCCGCGGTAGTCGCTGTCGATCGTGCCGAGCTCGACGAACACGCCGCTCTCCGTTCGCCCCGAGCGGCCCCGGACCTGCCCCTCGAAGCCGGGCGGGATCTCGATGGCGATGCCGGTTCGCACACGGTGCACGCGCCCCGGCGTCAGCGCGACGTCTTCGAGCGCGTAGAGGTCCAGGCCAGCAGCCTGCTCGCTGCCGTACGTTGGCAGCTTCGCGCGCGGGTCGAGTCGGCGGATGCGGATGTCGAGCGGTAGCGCGCTCACGCCGACCTCCGCAACACCAGACGCTGAGCGGTCGGCGCGAACTCGACCAGCTCGACGTCGACCCCGAGCGTCTGGGCCACCTCTGCAGCGCGCCGCTGGGCCTTCTCCTGGTCGACGACGAAGTCGACCGCTCCGCCATTCGCGTAGACGCCCCACACACGAAGGCTCGACGCCGCCCGGTCGAACCGGACCCCTGGCTTGCTGACCATACCCATCACCCGCCTCCTGCCGGCAGCGCCGGCGCCTCGATGTCCACCGTCGACGGGATGAGCCCGCGCTCCTGCAGCCTCCCCAGCACCTTCGCCGCTACCTCTGGCGATGCGGCATGGATCTCGTCCAGCAAGATGACCACGGCCTCTCGCATCTGCTTCGGCGCCACATCCACACTCCCACCCAGGACCTTCACTTCGACGTTCGTCGCGCCCGCCGACTGAAGCACGCCGCTCGCCTTCCCCAGTCGCTCGATGACCTTGTCGTGCATCTCGTTGAATCGCGCGAACGCGTTCGACACGGCCATCCACTGCTCCGGGCTCAGTCCCGTAGACTCGTAACCATCGAGCGTCGTCTCCGCTCGCTCAATGATGCGCTCGGCCCTCACGAGCGAACTGTGCAGGGCCTGCCAGAACAGCACCTGCGCCTTCTCGGGGTCGCCCATCGCCTCCAGCGCGCACACCACGGACGAGTAGTCGCTCTCGACCGTCGACCCCTTCAGCCCCCAGTACTCCCCCAGGTCGTACGCCGTCTCTCCGGTCCTCCACAGCCCCGCCTCGTGCAGCATCGTCAGGCACCGCCACCGCTGCGACCGGACCGTCGGATCTGTCACGACCAGCTTGGCGCAGACGCGCACGCGCGCGCGCTGATCATCGAGCGATGGATCGGCGATTCCCTCGCGCTTGCCCGTGGATCCTCCCATACCATCTTGACACCATTGCGGATCTCCGGTGCTCTGAGCCTCTCGCGTGGGCGCGGTCTCCCGAGACCTCGTCTCGTCTCGCTTCGCTCGCTCCCTCGCCTGCTCCTGCCTTCTTCGCCGCCTGCTCACTCGGCAGCCTCCTCGGTCTCGTCCTCGAGCCACTGCTGGTCGACGGTCGGCAGCACGGTGACGACGACGAGCCCGCCGGCCCCCTGCGTGCCAGGTCGATTGCGGTGCTTGCGACCCGCGGCGCGGCTCCGCTCGCTGTCGCGCTTGACGACGAGGATGCAGTCGGGCTCGGTGATGCGCCACTGCATGTCGCCGAGGACGGTCCTGGTCTCGAGCCGCTGGGCGTGCTGGGCGCGCTCCTGGATGAGCTCGCGAGCCGCGCTGAAGGTGAGTCCCTGGGCGTGCCGCTCGATGAACCGCGAGATGGCGTGGTCGGTGATGGCGAGCTTAGCCACGGTCGAGCTCCAGTCCAGCGGCCCGTGCATGCTCTGGGGACGCCTGGACAACCACCTTGTCACCGGCCAGCACCATCTTCGCCATTCGCCGCAGGTCAGCGATTCGCGCCGACCCGTCGAGCACCATCCTCGCGAGTCGCTTCAGCTCTTCACGGTCCTTCATCGTCACGCTCCAACCTTGAGGGTCTCGGGGGCCAGCGCCGCCACGACGGCCTGAGCGGTCGACACCCATTCGCGCTTGCAGCTCTCGCAGACGACGGACACCGCGGCGAGCCCCGAGCGCTCGAAGGTGCGACCGTTGCGGGTGACCCGCTCGGACCGACAGAACCGGCACATGGGGCGCAGGTTGCGCTGCCCGGGGGTTGAGATCTGACCGCTCATCATGCCTCTCCGATCGCATTGGGGACGTAGAACCACACCTCGGGCGGGTGAGGCGCCCCGTGCCACACCACCCGAAAGCCGACGACGTGTCCGTCCTCGACGGAGGACGCGAGCCGGCGCAGGTCAGCGCCGGCCTGGCGCGCGTAGGGGTCACCTGGCGCTGGGGACGGCTGCAGGCCGGTGAGCACAGGGACTCGCGGTGGCGAGTTCGGCGCGGCAGGCACGACCGGCTCCACCCGGACCGCGAGGTCGAGCAGCCAGGACGCGAGGCGCTGGCGGAGCCGGGTCACGCCGCCCTCCGTCCGCTGCGCGGCGGGGGCGCGCCGAGGCCGAGCTCCGCGTTCGACTTGGCGCGCTCCCTCGCTCTCCGGTCCCGCTCGGCGCACCCGCTGCAGACCCCGAAGAGCCGGTCGCTCTCGGTCAGCGCCTCGGAGTGGCAGTGCGCGCACCACCACGGCCTCGGCATGTCGCGGCGGGGCTGCTCGGGCGCGACGGCGCTCGTGAGTGCCCGCGTCGCGGCCTGCTCGACGCGGTCGGCCTCGGCGTCGAAGTCGCCCTCGTAGTCGTCCAGTCCGTCGGGGCCGATCATCGCTTCCCCCTCACCCGGAAGGCCACGTGACGGCACTCGGCCACGCGACGGACAAGCCCTCCGCCGTACCGGGCCTCCATCGTGGTGATGTCCTTCGAGCCCGCGCTGACGTCGTAGTAGGTCGTGACCACGGTCCAGCGCTGCTGGGCGTGCCGCTCGTGGAGAACCTCGACCACGACCCGGTTCCACTCCCCGCTCGGCTCCTGGCCCACGTCGTCCAGCACCAGGGCCGGGATCGTCTTGGCTCGCTCCACGAGCTCGACCGCCTGCCCTAGCGGGGTCGCCTTCGTCGCCGTGACGAGGTCGCTCGCCGTCACGAACAGACCCAGGGGCAGCTTGGCCGCCTCGAGCCTGGACCGCATCACCGCCACCGCGGCGGAGGTCTTGCCGGACCCAGGAGGCCCGTGCAGCGTCAGGAGCGGGTTCGCCCCTCGCCCCTGGCCTGCGCCCATGACCTCGAGCGCGGAGACGGCCTTCGCGTCGACCGCCTCGGGCCACTGGCCGCCGAGCCGAGCCCACCGAAGCCGGACAGGGATCGTCTCGAGCGACGCCTCCCGCTGAGCCGCGCGGCGTGCCGACGCCGCCTGCTGCCTCGCCTCATCGCGTGCCGCCGTGGACCGCTCGCCCTCGGCCCTCGCCGACTCGTCCAGGCTCGACGCCACCGCGCCGGCGGCTCGCTGAGCCCTCTCGATCACCGTCGCCAGGTCGACCACGGATTCGCTGTACTTGGGCCCGGTCATGCGACCTCCGCATTTGCCCCAGGACGCGTCGACGTAACCACGGACGACCCGACCCCCGTGTCGGGTACCAAAAGCGCGCCTGAGCCAATCCTGTGCGGGCTGGCGATGGGTTCCTGCTGTCGTCCGTCGGTCATACGTCCTCCGCGTTCGTCTGTTCGTAGTGCCCAAGCCCGGGTTGCCGGTGCCTGCCCGCAGTGGCGCCGGTCGAGCCCCGAGGACCCGTCCGAACGCACCCGTGGACCAGCGCGGCGATCTGCCGATTGCCCAATGGTTCTCCGATGTTCTCAGCCTGACTCACCTTCGCCGATGCCTCGCCGATCGACGTCAGCGTGGCCTCCAGCGTTCGGGGTCCGGTGAACCCGTGTTCGTTGCAGAATCGGGCCAAATCCTGCGCAAAAGCCGTGGTCGCTACGCCGCGAAGCGGCTTTTCTCGGCTCAGCGCATCGAGAACCTGGGCCACCGCCGGATTCGGCGCCGCCGCCGCCGCCGCCTCGGGCGCGCGCGATCTCTCAGAGGGCGGCGGCAGGGATCCCGTTTCAGGAGAGATCTCTGATGGAGAGGTATGGAGAGGAGAGGTGTTCGCACCCGGCGAACCAAACGCGAAGCTAGACCCAAGCAAGCGCGAAGCACCTGCTTCGTTTTTGCTTCCATAATCCGAAGCACCTGCTTCGGTCTTGCTTCCGGTTTGCTTGGTCCTGGACAGCCCGCTCTGCTGACCGCCTCTACGCCCGCTTTCCTGCTTCCGCTTCCGCTTTGCTTCGACCTCCTCCTTCGAGTCGTTCCACTCGAGGAAGTCGTGGAACGCGTACTCGTCGCCGCCGAGGTGGAGGAGGGCCCCGACCTTGACCAGGGCGTCGACGACGGCCTGCGGCTTGCGGTGGTACGTCTTCGAGCGGAGGACGGCCCCGTAGATGCGCCCGTCGGTGTTCTCGCGGTTGCAGTGCGTGATGCCGCGCACCCACATGGCGTGCGCCGCGTCGCTCTTGAGGATCTCCGCCGCGCGCAGCAGCTTGGATCCGACGTCCCATTTGTCGTCGAGGCTCGTCCAGCTCACGCCACCTTCTCCTCGTCTCGAACCCGCAGCGCCCTCGTAACGACGGTCATGCCCACCCCCGCTCCTTCATCGTCGCCACGAGCCGCGCGCGGTCGTCATCTGCGAGCCGCTCGATGGCGCGCAGCAGGTCCGTCACGCGGTCCGACTGCACGCCGAGCAGCTGTCGCGCCTTCAGGTTGAGCGCGCGCTGAGCCTGCTTGCGCAGCGCCTCCGTGGAGGCGTCCAGCGCCCGAGCCTCGCTCGCCAGCTCCTGCGCGATCGCGGTGACTCGCGCCGCGTCCTCCGGCTTCGGGTTCTTCGGGCCGAGCTTCGCGGCCTCCTTCTGACCGAGCAGGCCCTGCTTGTAGAGCTCCCTCGCCGGCTCCGGCGCGCGCTCCGCGATGGCGCGGAGCTGGGCGTCCGCCGTGTGGGACGGGCGCTCTGAAAAGCTACGTCCGCTTGGCGGACGGTCCTTTTTCTTCCCCCGCCCCGGTCCAGGCGGAGGCGGATCCGGCACCTTCGCCGGCGCCACCGTCGCGAGGTCCACGGCGCGCTTGCCGACGCGTGCCTCGACGTACGGGCGGAGGGCCTGCCACGACATGCCAAGGCCGAATGGTTGCGGTGTCGAGCAGAAGACCTCGAAGGTGTCGAACGGCGAGCCGTTGCGGTCCCGCAGCAAGGTCCAAGCGCGATGGGACTGGAAGATGTCGAGGTAGCGCCGAATGCGGTCCACGTGGGACGGGATGTCCTTCACGCAGCCCATGAGCTCGAGGCGGACGCGCTCAGCCCAGGCCACCGTGCCGACCTCGGCGAACTTCGAGCCGATGCCGACGACCTGCAGGTCAACCATGGGAGCCCGTTCGACCGACGACCTTCGCCCGCCCAATCCAGCCCATCCCAACCACCAGCTTGAGCTTCGCCTCAGGAGACCAGAAGCGCGTGCCTTCGTACTCGCGCACAAGACGCTCCATCAACAGGCTCTCCTCCTTCGTGTAGTGCCTATCTCCGGTGATCGACACGTCCGTCTTCTCGGCACCGAGAGTCTCGAACGAGGAGCGCACCCGACGAGGCGGGAAGCCTGGACCAATGCCCTTCTCGTGCACGGCCGAGGCCTGCTCGTCCTGGATCGCGGTGATGATGCTGCGCATCTCCCCATCGTCCGGGACGAAAATGGTAGCGGCCTGCTCCGACCACGTGAGACCGCATGAGCGGTCGAACCGGGTGGCTCGCGCGAAGGCCTGCTCGAGCCACGGGCGCGAACGCGTTCTCGTGAGGCACACGATATGGGTGACGTTTGGGACGTCGAGCCCCTCATAGGCCATCCCGACCGTGACCAGGATCGTAATAGCCGGGTCGCCGCGAAAGCGGCGGATCGCCTTCTTCGCCTTCTGCCCTTCGTCGGAGATCGCGAGCGCCACCTCGAAGGCTCCGCGAAGGTGCGCCTGCATCAGCGTGCGGATCCCTCGCGCAGCGTTCTGCGTGGCAGCGATGACGATCATCTTGCTGTGCCCATTCACCTCGCGCCGGTACGCGAGCCACTCGTCGACAGCGCCCTCGACTACCTCGCCGGTGTAGGTTGACTCGATGTCCACGACGGAGGACAGCGCACGCTTCGCGTGGAGCTTGCCAGCCTTGCTCAGCTCGATTGAGACGACCTTGTCGTCGCTCTGGTAGTTCGCCTTCGCGTCGATGCGCTTGAACTCCACTCGAACGATCGCCTCATCGACCAGCGCGTCATAGCGGTTGTAGGCGATGTCCAGGGCCGGAAGCCCGTCATTGGAGTACTGAATGAACGATATCGGCTCGGTAGACTTGTCGCGCGCCATGGTGCCCGACATGGCGAGCACCCTTGCGGCAGCGTCCACGAGCAACTGCGACTTCTCGTGCCAATCAGCGCCGTCCCCTGACTCTTCCGACGGCCTCGCGGTGATGTGGTGGCACTCGTCGAGGATGATCAAGACCCTCTTGCCCTTCATCCACTTCAGCACGGTCGCCTGCGCGGTCGCGATCTCGTGGTAGGTGATCACGAAGCCGCCGAAGGTCGAGCCTTCTCCAAACAGCGACTGTTGCTGCTTCTTGTCCCCTCCGCGCTCCACGAGGTAGTGCCTCAGCCCCAGCTTCAGGTTGCAGAACTCGTTGCGGACCTGGGTGCGCAGAGAGTCACGCGGCGTCACGAAGATCACGAGGTCGATGGCACCGGCGTCGAAGAGTTCGCGCGCGAACAGCGCCGCCATGAGAGTCTTCCCGCCGCCGGGGGTCACCTTCGCGGTGACGACCTTGCGCGCGAAGGTTCCGGCGACGATGTCGCGAGCGACCGCCACGGCCTCACGCTGATGCTTCCTCAACTCCATAGACGTCTCTCCTTCTCGCCCAATCGGCTCCGCCACATCTGTCACGCGACAGCCCTCTTCTTCGCCGCGCGCTTCTCGTTCTCCAGCGCCTGCAAGCTGAGCAGCCGCACCTCGGCGTCGTTGGGCAGCTTGAGCGCGTGCCCACGTCGTCGGAGGGCCAGCAGCGCCACCAGCGCGGCGTCGTAGACGTGCACACGGGTCGTCGCCTTCAGTTTGGGCACGATGGTGACCAGCGCCTCGACGACGATGCGCACTTGGTTGTCGCTCGCCCGCGGCGTGCGGCAGAACTCACCGCGAGCCTCGCGGGCGGTGAAGACCACGACGTCGCGGTTGTGGAGCATCTCGAGCGCGCGTCCCTCGTTGCGTGCGGTCTCGACCAGGTGCTTCACGCGGGCCGGGTTGAAGGCGTAGCCCTGGATCTGCTCGATGGCGTAGAGGGCTGTGGGGCTCCTTCCTCTGAGCCACTCGATCGGCTCGTGCGCGCCGGCGGTGAGGACCGGCCCGTGATGGGTCATCTCGATGCACGCGAACCCGGTCTTGTCCGAGCCGCAGTCGATACCGATCGAGATCACGGCCTCACCCTCCACCGGTGCATGTACCCGCCGCCTTCGGCTGGTACGCGCTCTGGCACCGGGTTGAGAAGGCCCTCATAGATGAGGGCCTCGATCGCCTTGTCGTAGGCCGGTGCCTCGATGAGGCCGTCGGGCGACTGAGCGGCGGCGAGCGCCTCAGAGCGCAGACGCTCGAAGCGCGCGTGCTCCGTCTCCACGTCGGCGTAGACGCGACAGCGGAACTCCTCGGTGACCGACGTGTCGCCCATCGGGTGGAGCTTGGCGACGCTCACTTGATACCCTGCTCGATGAAGTTGAACAGGTGGCAGATCCTGGCCAGGAACTCTAGCTCCGCTGCGGTGAACTCGGCCAAGTTGAAGTCGGATTGCCACCTTGCCCTGCTCTGCTTGGCCTGAGCAACCCTCACCTCGCCGACCAGGAACGGGAGCACGGGATAGCCGAAGGGCGTCATGACCGCGGCCTCGCGTCACGTACGGCGGCCAGCAAGCCGTTCTCCGCCGCACGCTGTCGGCGGGTCGCGTCGGCCATTGCGTGACAGCACGCCCACGGATGGCACTCCTGCGCGATGGTGCTGCAGTGCTCGTTGTTGCACCTGCCGAACACGGACTTCGTACCGTCGTCCGCCGCGTAGAGCGCGAGCGTGGCCTGTTCGATGGGGTTGCTCATCGGACCCGGTCCTTCGCGATCTCGACGAGCATGTGGAGCGCAACAGCCACCGCGAACAGAGGCCAGAGGGCTCCCACCGCGACCGTGACGAGCACCAGACCGATAGCGCGCACGTGGCGCAGCCAGCACAGCGCCACAACGGAGCCAGCTGCGATGTAAAGCCAGGTAGCGAGAGACGCGCTCACAGGACGCTCCACCTTCCGCCGCGCCCAGGACCCCACACGAACCACGCGCATGTGATCGAGTCGGTGGCCATCTTGCCGTGACGGTTGGGCCTGAACTTCGGCCGCTCGGAGAGGACGTAGACGTCGCTCGGATGCAGCTTGTGAAGCGCGCGTCGCTCGCGCGACTCGAGGAACGACAGCCGCAGCAGGAAGGCGTGCGTCGTGTGAGGCAGCTGCTGCTGGAGAGACTTCTCGACGAACTCGAGCGAGAGCGAGAAGGGCGGGTTGCAGATCACGAGGTCGACCTTGGGCCAGTCAACGGCGAGGGCGTCTGCTTCGATGACGCGCTGGGTGGCGATGCGCTCAGCCGCGAGGGCTCGCAAACCGTCCAGCTCAATGCCGAGCAGCGATGTCTCGCCGGACACCCCGAAGTGAATCAGCAACTCCCCCTGCCCGCAGGCCGGGTCGAGCACTGAGCGCCCGGGACATAGGAACGGCTTGATCGCATCCACGCACCACGCAGGCGTTGGGTAGTAGTCGAGCTCTGCGCGCTCCACGCGCTGCGGCGTTGGCGCCGACGCGACCAGGTCGAATGCGGCGCTCACGCGGGCCTCCCCTCGGCAGGCACCATCCTAAACAGCGCGCGGCGCCCTCGGCTCACGGCCTCCACGAGCGCGCGCTCGACGCGGACGTGGTGCCACCCCGTCAGCTCGGCGATGAGCTTGGGCGTCACGCGCATCAGCGGCGCGTCCGGGTGGCAGTGGACCGCGAGTAGCGAGAGGAACGCGCACACCCTCTCGGTGGGGTCCTCCTGCTCGAGCTCGAGCGCAGCGTCCTCCTCGGACCACCCCGTGATGCGAGACAGCAGCGCCGAGGATGGGCCGCGCCATCCTTCGCGCGCGACGTGATGGATCGCCTGAGCCATGTCGGCGTCGTCCCAGACCCGGTCGAGCGGCGGCATCATGACGCCACCGCCGCGACGTTAGACCACGGGCCCGACAGCTTCGGCTTCGTCCAGCACGACACGACCCGGCTGAGGACGACGTGCTTCTCGCGGTCGGAGCTGGTGTCCTCGTCGCGACGACCCGAGCGCATCTGGTCTGCCAGGCCCTTGCACTCGAGGACCGCGGACCACGCCGTCTCGATCGACGACGAGTCGCCGTCGACAAAGGGGAAGACGCCGTGGGTCGGACCGAACGGCGAATACGTCTTGAAGTAGTTGGTTGCGCTCACGAGTTCACCTTGCTCGCGACGCGGTTTCCGTCGTCGCACTTCTTGCAGTTGTAGAACTGGGCGGAGGCCGTGGGGCTGCCGCCATAGCCGAAGGTCTTGGACCCACCGGTCGAAGTCCGGTCGTCGTCCAGCGCGAGCACGGCGCGCTGGCGCTTGATGCACGTCTCGGCCGTGATGACGCAGGGGCCGCCGTAGCGGGTGCAGACGAAGCGGTCGGTCAGCCGAGAGACCTTGGTCACCTCGAGCGGCGGGCGCATGGTCGGCACCACGTCGTGCGGAATGACCGGCAGCGTGCGCGTCGGCGGAATGGGCTGAGTCCTGGCCGGCGACGAGACCTGCAGCTTCATCGCCTGGCCTCGTACAGCGAGCGGTGACCCTGCTTTCGCATCGTCGCCTTGCCGAGCGCGACGAGCGTCTGGAGCGCGCGGTGGGTCGAAGGCTGGGACAGGCCCGATGCCTTGGACACCGCTCCGTAGCTCACCGGCTCCGCCTTCGACAGCAGGACGCTGAGGGCGCGTGCAACGAACTCCTGGTTGCTCGTGCCCGCCCGCGTAGGGCGCTTGGTGCTCGTCGCGACCTCCCGCCGGAGCGCGGCCGTGGGAGGGGCCGACGCCACGGCCGGTTGCGACGGCGTCGGCTCCGTCGGCCCATCCGCCCGCAGCGCGAGCTCGAGCAGGTCACGGTCGGGCAGCGCTCGGATCGCCGCAGCAGCCGCCCGAAGAACGTCCGTGGGGCTCACGCGGCGCTCCGCTTGATGAGGTCGCGCCCGAGCGGACCCTGGACGGTGGCGCCGACCCCGAGGTGTCGAGCTCGAGCCGCCATCGTCAGCAGGCAGTCGCAGGTCCCGGCGTGGCAGTCATGACACCACGACGACGCCACAACCTTCCCGCTCACGACGACGTGGTACCCGTCGTGGGCCTCCTTCGGGACCTCGACGATCGGCGGCAACTTTCGGAAGTACGGCCTCATCCTTCACCTCACCCTTTGATCCAAACCCCACACACGCACCCCAGCGCCGCCCCGATGAGCAGCGCGAAGACGAGCAGCACCGGCGACCCATTGATGACCTCGACCCGCTGGCACTCGCGCGCCCGCTCGCGGACCGATGGGAGAGACCAGCCGAAGTCAGTCATTCGCGAAACCTTCCCTGTAGAAAGGGACCTTGCCTTGCCTTGCTGTGCCTCTCCCCGCCGGGCCGCTCCGTGCCCCGCCCTGCCGTGCCGTGCCGCGCCCGGCCGAGCCCAGAGCCGAAACTTCTAGTCCTTGGCCTTCTCAAACTTGGTCACCTTGAAGTGACCATAGCGAGGTCGCCACGTGCCGATCCCAACCATGCCGGCGTTCGTCAGGATCCGCTTCACGTCGTCCGCGGTCAGCGTCTGTGCGCCACCGACGGTCATGGTGAACTCGAGCGCCCACACGGGCAGACGCGGGCGTACGCGCATCACGCGCGCCTTCTGCTGAGCGACCGACTTGCGCAGAACGAACCTCGGGTCGGCATACATCGCCTCGAGATCCTTTGGGCCACCGTGGTCCAGGAAGTCGATCAGCGGAGGATCGATGGTGACCTCGCGCTTCACCGTCTCACCGAGCTTCTCTCGCGCAGCGGCGTCGCGCATCGCGCGCAAGATGTTGTCGCACGGGATCGCGAGCCTCGGCTTGCAGTCGTCGTCCAGGTAGAGCGCGCCGAACCACTCGATCCTGCCAATGTCTGCCTGGAAGGCCTCGCTCGCCTTGTCCTTGTGCTTGGCTAGCCGCCTCTTCTCGATGCTCATCGGGTCGAGTGGATCGACCAGCCGATCGCTCTGGATGATGATGGGTCGCTCGCTGTCGATTCGTACCCTGAACTTCATGATCTTCATGGTCTCTCCCAGTGCCCATTGAAGGGTCCATGCCTCGCCAAGCCAAACCGGTCCACGCCCATCCGTGCCGAGCACGTCCCTGCCGCGAAGTGCCACGCCAATGACCTGCCTAAGTCTTTCCGAGCAAGAGCTTGCGAAGGTTGGCCGCGCGCAGTTCACGCGCCTCATTGGCCAACGTCGGCTCTCGCGTCGCTTCGCGGTCCAGAAGGCGCTCTGCCTTCGCGACCATTGATGGATCGCGGGTCGCTGACCCGCTAGCGATTTCGGCTCCGCGTCGCATCCTGATGCGCGCCGTCTCGAACCGACGCTTCGCCTCGCGTAGTTGCTCCTCGGGAGTGACCGCCTCGATCATCCCGTCGCGCTGCACGAGGTGAATGCCGGTTCGCGATCGGTAGGCTTCGATGGCCTGCCAGACGCCACGCCGGAAGTTCTTCGACTCTGGAGCGGAGCCCACCGACTCAGCAAGCCGAGCGATGCTGATAGGCGCCATCGGCAGAAGCCCTTCGAGCTGGCCGACGTCCGCCCCGTCCTCGTTGTCCTCACTCATCGTCGACCTCCACCGGATCCAGCACATCGATCAACCGACAGAGCACGTGAGTCACGAGCACGACGCACCCGAGCGCGAAGGCCAACCAAGGTGACCCGTGGTGCGCGAGAATGGCGCCGACCATGAGCGCGCCGAAGTAGAGGCAGGCGGTCACGACCACCCGCCCCCGCGCGTCGGCGCGATGTGCGCATTGGCGGCCTGGACGATCTGCGCGATCGTTGCGTTCGCGCGGAGGCCGAGCGCACGCGCGAGACGCCTTCGGCTCGCCGGCTTGGCTCGAGCCACGTGGTACAGCGTCAGGTGCATCACGAGCGCACCTCGTACCCAAGGCCCGTGGGGCACCGACCGATCGGCCGGTCGGGGTGGACGTCGCAGTCGGCGACCATGGTCCACCCGCGAGCGCCGGTGTTCAGGTCGAATTGCGCGGCGATCTTGTGTGTTCGCTGAACTGATCGCTGTGCTGATCTCTGAACTGATCGCTGAACCGCTGAGCCCGTATCGATCTGAGTCCGCCCCATTCGCATGCTGTCACCCATGAGCAAGAAGGTCATCGCCGCGAACACCGCGGCACACGTCATCCCGAAACGAGAGAATGAACTTGTCCCCGCGACGCTCCGCCCATTGGTAGAGCAGGACAAGATCGATACCCGCCACCGAGGCCTCACCAGAGAGCTTCTTGGCGGCGACGGACGAGGTCAGGCCCAGCGCCCCAGCGAGTTCGCGGACGGACACGCCGTTCTCGGCGCACCACTCCCCGAGCCACTCCGTGAGATTCTGATGCGCCTGAGCGCGCTTCGGGCTGCACTTGCTGATGCCGGGGCGGTCCATGGGTCACCTCGCGACGAGAGAGGAGATGTGCAGCCGAGCCACAGCGCGCAGGGCGGTCTCACGACCGACAGCGCAGACGAAGGCCATAGCGGCGCCGAAGGTCGACCAGTCCTGCCGCTCGACGCGCTCGCGCGAGTAGAGGCTCGTGCAGTGTTCCTCGACCTCGAGCCAGGGAACGACAGCGCCGGTGCGGTCGATACACGCCCAGCGAGGAGGCCCCGAGTAGGTGGCCTCGTGGTACCTGCCGACCGAGTGAGAGCGCGACGAGAGCGCCACTCCCAGCGAGAGAGCGCGCGCCACCTCCTGCACGACACCCGGGAAGCTGCGCTTGGACAGCGCATCGTCTGGACCGCACGTGTCCGCTCGCGGGCTCGTGAGCGACGTGTGGCAGGTGATGCTGAGACCACCGTGGCCACGGGCGACGCTGTCGATGGTGACGCTCACGCGGCCCGTCTCGTCCTGAGAGGCTTACGCTCGTCGAGCCACGCGGACGCCGGGATCCCGGTGATCGACTCGATGGCCAGCAGCGTCTCTTGACGCGGCCTCCACATGCCGCTCAGCCACCTGCCGACCTGCGACTCGGCGACCCCGAGTTCTTCGGCGAGCCAGCGGTTGGTGCGCTCATTCTTGAGCAGCCATGCGCCGAGCATGGCCGCTCCCTTCGTGACCTGTCCCATGGGACACCATACTAGCGCTAGCGCTAGTCGCGTCAAGTGCGGGACACCGCTGTCCCGCGCTGGAGCGACGTAGACGGGGTGTAGGATGTCTCGCGAGATGGCTTCGGAACCGAAGACCAAGCTTCCGGCCAAGGTGGTGGACGCCGCGCGCACGGTGGCTCTTGGTCTGCTCGTGGACGGGCGCACGAAGCGCTCGCTCGCGGCCGAGCTCGGCGAGGTGCACGAGACCAACTTCGGGAAGTTCGTCAACGGACGGCACGGGGTTGGCCCGAGGTGCGTGGTGCGACTGGCAGCGCTCGGCGGCTACGATCCGGCCGCGATCTTCGACGGAGAGTTGATCGCCACCACCCGCGTGGCTCGGCTCGACGGCTTCGAGGCCGCGCGCGCTGCGGTGGCTCGCGGGTTCCCTGAGCACGTGCTTGAGGCCGGCGTGAGGGCGCTGGACGCGGTCGGAGCGACGAGCATCAGCAAGGAGATCCTCTTCGACGCTGCCAGCTTTGCGCTTCGGATCTTGATCGGTCTTCCTCAGGGGTCTCCGCCATCGACGGAGCCGGAGCCGGTCGGAGACACCAGGACAATCGAGAGCGTGATCGATGAGGCAAAGGCCGCGCGTGCGGCTGCGAAGAAGCCAGGAAAGAGGCGAGGGGCGCGATGAAGAGCTGGGCGATGGTGGGGTTGGTGGTGGTGCTGGCAGGTTGCTCGGACGAGATCGGGCCCGACCCGAGCGGAGGAACCGGGGCGAGCACCGCGAACTCGATGGGCGGGAACGGCGGAGAGGGCGCGACCGGCGGCGGGGATGCTGGCGGATCGAGCTCGACCGGCGGGAGCACCCCGGGCGGCGGCTTCGAGAGCGGGGAGCGGATCAAGGCCAAGACGCTCGTGGGCGCGGACGGGTCGCGTACTCCGTCTGGGCTTTACGACTCGCAGCTCGGGATCGACTGCGCGTGGCGTGGCGCGTCCGACGGCCAGCAGCGATGCCTGCCGGTCAACTACGCGTTCGCGACGATCTGGGCCGACGCGGCGTGCACGATCCCGGTGGGCACGAGCAACGGCACGTGCGGGCTGCCAACGCACTTGCTGACCCAGACGGGCTCGTGTTGGGACTCGGTGCGCGTGTTCCCGGTCGCGGGCCCGTACGCGGGCACCACGTACACGAAGGCGGGGGCGGATTGCATCGACATCGGGCCGACGGCCAACGCCATCATCGGTGGGGCGGAGATCCCGGCGAGCTCGTTCGTCGCTGCCACGGTCGAGATCGAGCCGTGACTGAGGAGGTTCTCTTCAAGGCAGAGCGCGTCACGATTACCCCGTCGCTGATCATGATCGATGGCGCTTCGCTGATGCTGTCGTCGGTGACCGGGGTGCGGGTCGTGGAGAAGATGCGGTACGGCGTCGGCACCTGGCTGTTCGCGCTTCTCATGACCGGTGGCGGCAGCTGCGTGGCAAACGAGGCGATGGTGGCGCGATCCGAGCCTGTGATGATGGTGGGCGGGATGGCGTCGCTCGTCGGCGTGTGCACGCTGCTCGTGCTGCTCGGGTCGTTGTTCGGTCGCGTTCACCAGGTCGTCGCGACGACCGTCGGTGGTGAGGTGGTGCTCGGCAATCCGGGCGCCAAGGCGTGGGCGGACGCGGCGGCGGCGGCGATCATGTCGGCGGTCGCACAGACGCGCTGAAGAGCGCCACGCGGCCCGGCTCGTCGGTGATCGCGACGCGTCGCACCGACGGCTGCCGGCGCGAGCGCGCGATGGCACGGGCCTGGTCGTCGGAGACCCAGCGGAGCAGGCGCCCGGGCCGGTAGACGCGGTGCGGGGTGATGACGGCGCCGTCGAGAGCCCCGACCTCGACGAAGCGCATCGCCGCGCACGTCTGCGTGATGACGCACGTGGAGGCGAGCTCGGGCACGTCTGCGCCCTCGACAGACAGCACCGCCTCGACAACTGGGGTTGGAGCGACGAGGAAGGCCCCGAGTCTCCGCTCCGACTGATCGTCCCACGCTCCGCGGCGCCGAAGCTCGCGACGAGCCAGCATCCGAGCCACGGCGAAATTCATCCGCTCTGCGCTGTCGCGGGAGATCGCGATCCTGTCTCCGTCCACGTCTCCACCGTCGGGCAGATGACCGACGAGACGCAGGCAGTCGGGGCCGACGAGCGCGGCGGCTAAGCGCGCGGCGTTGGGTGCCACCGATGGCGGCGCGCCGGCCAAGCGAAGCATCTCCAGTCCCACCCCCGTGAGGTCCATGCCCGCATTCTGCACCGGCACGTGACGTAAGGGGGATGAGGACAAAAAGCCTCAGGTCAGAAAATCGTCCGTGGGCAAGTTGACTAGCGCTAGCGCTAGCGCTACCTTGTCTCTCGTGAGCACGACGACGGCACTCCCTGCAGCGCTTCAGACCCTCGCGAACGACTACGTCCGCGAGGAGCTGTGGGCGGACGAAGACACGCTCTTCGTCGCGGACTTCTGCCGCGACTACCTCGACTGTTCGCTGAGCGACGTGGACACCGCCGGTGTCGCACGCATCGTGCGGGCGCTCGGCGAGGCCTACGAGACGGTGAGCGAGTGCCCCGAGTGCTGGGGCCAGGGCGTGGTCGAGCTCCAGCTCGGCAACCGCTACGCGCCGCGCTCGCGCTGCGATGCCTGCGAGGAGTGCGGCGGTCGCGGCCGGATGCATGAGCGGCCGGCGTTCGTGCTCTCGCGTGAGGCCCTTGAGGCGACGGCGCTGCCCGTCGCGGCGGAGTGATCATGAGCAAGCCCGATCGATTCTGGTACTGGGTCGCGGTCGACAACAGGACGGCGATCTTCTCGTCGCCTCGCGCGGCCGAGTCTGTGCGATGGGCGAAGGCGCACCCGTCGCACGTCGGTGGGCCATACGACTCGATCGACGAGGCGTTGGCCGCGGGCGACGACGCGCGCTCGGTGTGCCGAACGTGCTCTCACGGCTTTGGCCGTCACGTCTGCGCCTCGTGTCAGGCCGCGGTGCTGCCGGCCGTGCTCGTCGCGAGCGTGGCTGTTGGGGGTGCGCGATGATCGACTACCAGGACACGATCCTCCTCGACTGGCGCTCGTACGGGTCCACCGGACCCTTCGCCGACTGGGTCGAGAGATACCTGCTCGACGCGATGCACGACAGCCTGCTCCCCGACGAGGACACGCTGACGCTGCCGATGCTGGAGGCGTACGCCGAGCGAGTGCGCAAGAACGACTGCGGGTACGCCGAGGAGCAACTCGAGGACAACTGCCGCGACTGGGACGACGCCGTCGACACCGCAATCGGCCGCGTGATCGACGCGGTGACGCACGCCGTCCCGGTGCAGCACGCGAGCCCCAAGACGAGCCAAGAGATCGTCGAGTCGTTCCGCTACGCGCTGGAGGTGATGCCATGAAGACCACCACCCTGCGTCACCGCGCGGCCGTCATCGGGTGGACGCTGCGGCGTGGTGGGCTCGCCACGTGGCGCGAGTGCGTCACGGTCGGTCTCGCGGTCGCCTCGGCGCTGGCGGCAGCGAGCCGCGACGAGCACCCCTACTCCGTCGCCGAAGACACGATCGCTCGGCTCGTGCGGGCCGGGGAGCTGACGATCCGCACGACCGTCACGCACCTGGCCGGAGGCATCATGTACGCGCTCAATGAGGACAAGCGCTATCAGCGCGCCATCGTGAGCTCGCGGCTGGCTGTGCCGTCTCGCGCGCTGCTCGAGGCCACGAGGGGGCGCACGCGGCCGACGTGGGAAGACCTGGCGCGGCTGTCGCTCGTGCGGTCGCGGTCCTGCCCGGTGTACCTCGATCGGTCGCGGTACGCCGCTCAGGTGGAGGAGTTCGTGGCGGAGCAAGAGCCGCCGCGGTCGGTGCTCGGTGACTTGATGGGGTTCGGAGGTGAGGCGTGAGCAACGCGATCGTCACCCACGCCAGCGTCGACGCCCTCGTGAGCGCCTACGAGAGCGCGAGGGCCGACATCATCGCCGGCTTCGCGCTGCTTGAGCAGGCGACCAGGACAGTCGACACGGCGTGCCACCTGGACGGTAGGGCCGGAGAGCGGACGACGTTGCGCGCCTCGCGCTACGGCGGTCACCACACCATCGACACGGACGCGGCCGAGGTCGCGATCCTCGATGTGCGCCGGGCCATGTGGCACCACATCATCGCTCGGCTCGAGATCCGCCGCCTCATGAGCGTGGAGGCGTGGGAGAAGCTCCAGAAGAGCCTGAAGGGCGACGACGTGCCGGAGATCACCCACGAGGCCGTGTTCTCGTACGCGCGGCAGGTGCGGCGCGGGTTGCCCAACATGTTCCGTGAGTCGGTCCAGGAGGTGTTTTCGTGGCTGAGGCCGCGGTCCTGCGAGGGCAAGCGCTACAAGCGCAACAGCGAGCTCGAGGTCCCCGAGCGCGTGGCGCTTCCCGGTGCCGTGGAGAGCCACTTCAATGGGCGCTTCCACGTGTCCTACGGCTACGGCTGGTCGGGCTCGAGCATGAGCCAGCGGCTCATCGCTCTGGAGAACGTCTTCGGCGCGCTCGACGGGCGCGGAGAGTTGAAGAGCCACCAGAGCGAGCTGCAGACGGAGATCGAGAAGTGCGCGATCGGCCAGGGCGTCGGCGAGACGTGGCTGGTGGAGTTCCGGTGCTTCAAGAACCGCTCGATCCATCTGCGCTTCAAGCGCCTCGACCTGCTCAAGCGCTTCAACGAGATCGCGGGCGGTGCGCGGATGCGACCGACAGAGGCCGGCGAGAGCGACCTCGCCATTGCGTGAGAGGAGGAACCCATGATCAACCTGTACGAGACGGCTGATGGTGTGATGGTGCACCCGCAATCGCTGACGGTGGAGCAAGCGCTCGACCTCTATCAGCGAGGCGTGCTGTGCGCGGTGGACGAGCGGCACCTGTCGCACGCCGCGCGGGTGGCTGTGCACGAGCGCATGCGTCGCGCGGTGCCCCGGTGTCGTCGCGGGCGCGTGGTCGTCACGTGGGGCGTGCGGCGCCCTGTGCGCGCCTTCGTGGGGAGGGCGTGATGGCCGCCCCCACCGTGGCCGAGGAGACGACCATCTTCCTCCGCGACCTGGTCGCCGAGCGCGATGCCACGTGCGCGGCGCTCGGTATCAGTGTGTGCGCCCCCGAGGGTACGCCGGCCGAAGTGGCAGCGCGGCTCATCGAGGACCTGGAGCGGCACGAGCAGCTCGTCTCGATGCTGCTCGACGTGGCCATGAGCACCGAGGTCGAGATCCAGGCACTGCGCGAGGCGCTCACGAACACGAGAGCCACCGTGCAGCGGCAGCGCGACTTGATCGGTGAGGCGATGACCGCGCTCGGTGTCGATCGGACGTCGGAGGATGCTGCGTCCGATCTGGTCGCGATGGCTCACGAGGCCAGCGCGTGGCGACCGCGGCCGCTCGAGACGATGGCCGTGTACGGGTACGGGAGCGAGGCGTTCCCGTGTCTCTGACGGCGCGCCAGCACACGATCCGATCGATGGGGATCGGAAGCTCGGAGATCGCTGCGGTGGTCGGCGAGCACCCTTACCGGACGCCACATGACGTGTGGCTGAAGAAGCTCGGGCTATCGGACGAGAGCGTGAACGAGGACGCGGTGTGGCTTGGCAACATGCTCGAGGCTCCAATCGCGCAATGGTACGGCGAGGTCACCGGGCGGCAGGTGAGGAAGCACGGGCGCACCGTGAGAGCGAAGACGAGCCCGATCGCGGTGGCGTCCCCCGACTACACCGTGATCGCTCCGGACGCTGACGCTCGGCTCGTGGAGATCAAGGCCGTCGGGTGGCGTGTGAAGCATCACTGGTCCGAGCTCGAGGCGGACGGTGTGCCGCCGTACGTGATGCTCCAGTGCCAGTGGCAGATGGGCGTGTGCGAGGAGGAGCGGTGCGACGTGGCGGTGTGCTTCCTCGACGGAGGACCGAAGCGCATCTACGAGTTGCGATTCGAGCCGGAGCTGTACGCGAACCTGGTGAAGCTCGCGGAGGCGTTCTGGGGTCTGGTGGAGAGGCAGGAGGCGCCGCCGATCGATCACACGGACTCGGCGCGACGAGTGTTGCGCGAGGTGTACGGCTTCAACCGGACGCCGCTCAAGCCCGCGCCGGCGGAGGCCACCGAGTGGGCACTGCGTCGGTTCGAGGCCGACAAGGCGATCGACAACTGGGAGCGAGAGAAGGGCCTGGCCAGCAACAAACTCTGCGAGCTGATCGGCGACGCCGAGGGCATCGAGGGTGAGTGGGGCAAGGCGACGTGGAAGGCAAACAAGACCGGGGCGCGCGTGCTTCGCGTGACGCCTCGGAAGGAGAAGGCAGCGTGAGCAACGATCAGAATCAGCAGCGGGCGAACGGAACCAACGGCAACCGCAACACGGCGCTCGTGATGAGCGCGGCGGACAAGAGGAAGAACATCGAGGCCCTGCTCGTGAAGGCGAGGCCCTCATGGGCCGCGCTGCTGCCGAGCCACATCAAGCCGGACGTGATGCTGCGGTCGGTGATGGCCGCGGTGTCGAAGACGCCGGAGTTGATCGCGTGTGACCCCGGGTCGATCGTGATGTCGGTGGCGCAAGCGTGCGCGCTGGGGCTGCCGCCGAACACGCCGCTCGGGCTGTCGTACTTGGTGCCGTTCAAGGGGACGTGCCAGCTCATCCCTGGGTATCGCGGTCTCATCCGTCTCGCGGTGCAGTCGGGCGAGGTGCAGAGCATCGAGAGCCGCGTGGTGTACTCGCGCGACGCCTTCGAGATCCACATGGGGACGGACCCGAGGATCGACCACTCGCCGAGTCTGGAGGCGGACCGCGGGGAGATGATCGGGGTGTACTCGGTGGCGAAGCTCAAGACGGGGGCGACAACGTTCGAGTGGATGTCGATCGGCGAGATCAACGCGATCCGCGACAGGTCGAAGGCGAAGGACGACGGGCCCTGGAGGACGGACTACGCGGAGATGGCACGCAAGACGGTGGTAAGGAGGCACGGGAAGTACCTGCCGTGCAGCGAGGAGCGCTTCGCGCAGGCGTTGCAGCTCCAGGCCGCCGCAGAGTCTGGGACCCCGGACTTCTCCGACGTGATCGACGTGGTCGGCGACGTCGTCGAGGACACGAGCGGGCAAGCCCAACCCGTCGCGCCGGCGACGCGTACGGAAGCCATGAAGGACCGCCTCGCGACGAAGGTGGACGGGGCGGCGTCGTGAGCCCGGACTCGTACAACGCGGAGGTGCTCAAGACCCTCAAGAGCATCGACGAGAGGGTGTCGCGCATGGAGGGCATGCTGATGGCCCTCTGTGCGGGGCGTAGCGTCTCTGGCGGCAATGGCACCACAGGAGGCGCGAAAGCCTCTCCTGGTGGCAACCAGCGCGGCGGCGGAGGCGAGGTGGCGAGCGAGCGGGACCTCGACAGCCAGTACGGGGATCCGACGGTCAAGAAGGACCCGAAGCGGTGGACGGGCGAGAGCTTCGCCGGGTGTCGCATGAGCGAGTGCCCGCCGGAGTATCTCGAGGTCCTGGCCGACCTGAAGGACTGGATGGCCGACAAGGACGAGGAGAAGGGGACCGACGACGGGAGGAGGTTCGCGAAGTACGGGAGGCTCGACGCGGCGCGAGCTCGCGGATGGGCGGAGCGAAAGCGCAATGGGTGGACCCCGCTCGGACACATGCCGACGGCTGGCGGTGGTGGTGCCAGCGGAAGCGTGACCGGCGACGACTTCGGCTACGACGTCGGAACGCCGTCGGACGACGACATCCAGTTTGTTCGCGCCGAGGAGCGGTGGTGGAGGCCGTGAGAACCCTCTTCGTCGACACAGAGACGACTGGACTGGTTCGCCGCGAGCGACCGGCGAGCGCTCAAGAGCAGCCGCGCATCGTCCAGGTTGGGATGGTGCTGCACGACTCGGAGCGACGCGATGTGTCTTCGGTGTCGCTCGTGGTCAATCCGGGCGTGGTCATCCCCGATGGTGCGGCCAAGGTCCACGGCATCACGACGGAGGTTGCGCTCTCTGTTGGGGTGCCGCCCACCGCGGTCGTCGGGCTCTTCATTCGCCTTAGCCGCGTGGCCGACGTGGTGGTGGCCTACAACGCGGACTTCGACATGCTGGCGCTCGAGTGCGAGTTCTATCGGGCGAAGACGCCGTGGGCGGCGCCGAAAGAGGTTCGCTGCCCGATGACAGAGGCCACTTCGGTGGTCAAGTTGCCACCCACCGCGCGAATGGTGGAGTGCGGGTTCGGAGACAAGCACAAGCCGCCGAAGCTCGAGGAAGCGTACGAGCACTTCTATGGCCAGAAGATGGCCGGAGCGCATGACGCACTGAGCGACGCGAGGGCCTGTGCCAGCGTGTACTACGCGCTCCTGGACATGGGGCGATGGGAGAAGGCAGCGTGAAGACCGAAGACCTGACGACATCCGCAGACGGAGCTGGCGGACGCGCGGATCGTCGTTGCCGACGGGAAGGTCGAGGTGGCGTCTTGAGCCCGCCCGACAAGACCGCGGCGGCCATCCTCACGGCGTCGGCCCGGTTCACCGCCGGCGAGGAGGTCGAGCTGCAGCGCGTCCTGCGGTGGCTCCGCGACCACCGCGACTTCACGGTCTCCTTCGTCATCGCGGCGCTCGAAGAGCGTGACCACCGGCAGACCGGGCGGCCGCGCGACCCGACGTCGACGGTGGAGCGGCGCGTCGACATCCTGACTCAGCTGCTCGGCGACTCGCCGCTCTGCCGGTCGACGGATGAACTGGCGACCATCCTGGAGCTGGAGGATGACGAGCAGGGCCAGCTTGATGATGACCTGCGCGCGCTCGAAGCGGCTGGGCTCATCTGCACCGGGCTCGAGTCGACCGCGGATTGGCGCATCGACATCGACACCGACGAGGCGGCCGAGCGCACAGGCCTCGCCGTGCTGGTGGCGTCGACGGTGTCGACGGCAGAACCGTCGCCTGGCCCGTGGCGCGTGAACGACACCGAGGGCTATGTCTACGCCGACGCTGGCGACGACGATGCGAGCCGCAAGCACGTCGAGGTGGGCTACCTCGGACGTTGCGTCGCCGAGTCGATCGCGCCAGGCGACCGCGCCCTCATCGCTGCGGCGCCGGAGCTGCTGGCGGCGTGCGAGGCGATGAACGCATCCCTCGATGGGCACCCGCTGAAGCCGTTCGCGCTCACCGCGCTCATGCAGATGCGCGCTGCCGTGGCGAAAGTGAGGGGCCAGTGAAGTATCTCGTAATCGGCCACGTTGGCGCGTCGGTGTCACAGGTCGTCGAGGCCGACACGCCCGAGGAGGCAATCGACGAGGGCGAGCTGCACGCGTCGATCTGTCACCACTGCGCTCGCAGCCTTTCGATCGGAGATGTCGACGACATCGAGGTTATCGAGGACGAGGGAGCTGGCGATGTCGTCTACAGCGATGTTCGCGACCGCGAGGACAGTCGAGACGCGCGCACGTCGAAGGCCATCGCGGACTGGATCCGAAAGCGCAGACGTGGGCGCGTAGAGACGTCCGAGACTCTCGCCGAGGCCATCGAGCGCGGCGACTGGAGGAAGAAGTGACCCGCTGCGAGAAGTGCGACGCTCCGGCCGTGGTGCTCTCCGCGCGGCTGACGCTGATGCCGGCGGAGCTGTGCGCGGCGTGCAACGCCCTCGGTGACCAGTACCGCGTGGAGATCGAGGCGTCTGAGCGAAAGAGGATCGCGGACTGGCTCCGAACTTCGCCGGTCGTTCCCGGCGAGCAGCGCGGGTACCTATCTGCGCTCGCTGACGCGATCCTTGCTGGCGAGGTGCCGCGATGATCGGCGACGGCGTTCCGCTCGATGCGATCGTGGGTGTCGGCTTCGGGGTGGCGCACGTCCTCGTGGACGGCGCACTGCTGCTCGACGGCGAGCCGCGCGACCCTGGGGCTTCGCGCGCGCCGGCCATCATGGCGAGGATCAGGCAGCGACCCGCGCGCGACCGGCGCGCCGCGACCTCGTGGCGCATCGCTGGGCGTAGCTACCTCACGCTCGCCCGCGTCGAGCGCTACCTGGAGCACAGGGCGCGCAGCGGGGCGCCCGTGGTCGGGAAGATCGAGGCGTCACTCGCGGGCCCGTTCTCGCGGTGCACGTGGGAGCGCAAGGCGCCTGGCCATTGGGTTGTGACGGACGAGGGAGACGGATTCGCATGAGAAGCCGAGAAGAGATCGCGGCCGACGTATTCAAGAGCGCAATCGCGTGGGACGGCAAGGTGCGCATCATCGGCAACGTCACGGCGCGAGAGCTCGCGATGCTCGCCGCAGCCACGCTCGATGACTGCCCAGAGTGCGGGATGTGCGCCGGTATCGGATCGCCAGAGTGCGCGGCGTGCTGCGCGATCGTGGATCTCGTGAGGGAGTCATGACCACCGAGAAAGACCTCCGCGCCAGCCTCTCGATGACGACCGTGTCCGGGCGCGTCGTGAGCGTCGTCGACCCGCGCCCCGAGGACATCGACCTGGGCGACATCGCGCACGCGCTATCGATGCAGTGCCGGTACGCCGGTCACATCCGACAGCGCTGGTCGGTGGCCTCCCACTCGATCGCCTGCATGCTGGAGGCCGAGCAGCGCGGGATGTCGATCGAGATCCAGCGCGCCTGCCTCATGCACGACGCGGCAGAGGCGTACGTCGGCGACCTCATCTGGCCGGTGAAGGCCGCTGTCAGGGAGGGCGCCAGCCACGGGATGTTCGATCGACTCGAGGCCCGTTTCGCGATTGCCATCGCGCTCCGGTTTGGTCTGCCGATCGGCTTCGATGGTCTCCCCGAGGTGCACGAGATCGACCAGGCCGTCTGCGCGCGGGAGATGCTGGACCTGCGGACGATGCCGGTCGGGTGGAAGCCGCACGTGGAGCCAGCCGACCCTCGCATGCTCAAGGTCGCGCACGGATCAGAGGAGCGCATCCGGGCGCTGTTCCTCGACTACACCGGGATGGTCGGCATCCGCCCCGTCTCGTCAGCGCCCGCCGATGACGCCCGTCGAGGTGAGGCATGAAGACCCAGCCATGCCCCTGCTGCGCTGTCCACATCCTCCTGCTGACCCCGAGTCCGAGGCGCTGCGCCTACTGCGGCGCGAAGCTCCGCGCGGTAGGCGGGCGGCTCGAGCTCGACCAGGCCCCCATCGTCACCAGCGCCGAGGACGCGCGGATGCGCGCTGCGATCGTGGAGGTGTGCCGTGGGTGAGGTCACGGGGATCGCCTGGACGCACCACACGTTCTCAGCATGGGAAGGCTGCGCCAAGGTCAGCGCCGGCTGCAAGCACTGCTACGCCGAGACGCGAAACGAGCGCTTCCACGGCGGCAAACACTGGGGAGCCGACGCGCCTCGGCTGATGCGGTCCGAGTCGTACTGGCGTGAGCCGCTGAAGTGGGCCAGGGCGGCGCGCGCGGCCGGTGAGCGGCGGCGCGTCTTCTGCTCGTCGCTGGCTGATGTCTTCGAGGACAGGCCCGACCTGGAGGCGCCGCGCGCTCGGCTCTTCTCGATCATCGAGGCGACGCCCGAGCTCGACTGGCTGCTGCTGACCAAGAGGCCGGAGAACATGCACAGGCTCGTCCCGCTGTCGTGGCGCAACCGCTGGCCGAGTCACGTCTGGGCGGGCACGACGGCGGAGAACATGGAGATGCTCGAGCAGCGCTCGAGGTGGCTCAGGCTCATCCCAGCGCGCGTCCGGTTCCTGTCGTGTGAGCCGTTGTTGGAGGCGCTCGACATCAACTCGATTTCGCGCCTGAACCGCAATGCCGACGAGCACACCGACGGCATCAACTGGGTGATCGTCGGCGGCGAGAGCGGGCCGAAGGCGCGTCCGTACAACGTGAACTGGGGCGCCAACATCATCCGGCAGTGCCGCGAGGCAGGCGTCCCGGTGTTCCACAAGCAGGTTGGGTCGGCCTGGACGGACGGCTTCGGACCGGGGCCAAAGCTGAGAGACCGTGCCGGAGCAGACCCGAGCGAGTGGCCATACGACCTTCAAGTGCAGGAGGTTCCGCGATGAAAACCCGCCGACAACGCAGGCGCCCCGGGTGGCGGCAACGGCTGCGCAATCGGTGTGCGTACCGGGCGGCGCTCGTGATGCTGATCAAGGTCGGCACGCGGAGGGTAGCCACCGAGAGGAACTCAGAGAACGCCTTTGTGGCGCTTGCCTGCAAGGGCAAGGTGGTCTCGTGGGGAGCGTTTCTTGTGGTCCAGTACGGCCGAATCAGACGCATCCCAACGTGCGGCGAATGCGGCGCCGACTACCCCGAGCAACCGTGCGGCAAACCGTGCAACGTGTGCCCGTTCTGAGGAGAGGACCATGCAGGATCAAGCAAAGGCGAGCCGAGACCGACTGATCGTCGAGTGCCATGAGCTTCGTGCCCGCGTCGACTACCTGGAGAGCGTGATCAAGCTCGGCGGCGCAGCCTACCGCGCGGCGCGCATTGGTCTCGGTGCGCCGGCTGTCGAGCTCGACGACTACATCGGGATGAAGGAACGCGCGGAGAAGGCGGAGCGGGAGCGAGACGAGTTGCGCGACCGGGTGCACAACGACGCGCGCAACGCGAGCCGATCGGCCAACGATCTGATCAAGGACGCCGAAGCCATGAGGAAGCGGGCGGAGCAAGCGGAGGCTCACGTCGTCGAGCTACAGTCCATTGCAGCCGCGGAGCAGGAAGGTGTTCTGGAACTGCGCAAGCGGTTCGGCGCCAGGGATGAGGAGTCATTCGGCGAGTTCGTGGAGCGCCTGGCCAGCCGTGCGGAGGATGCGGAGCGCCTGAGCGAGGCACTGCGCGCCGAGTTGCGCCGCGTCGTCGGCGAGCTCGACCGGGTGCGCGCAGAGCCTCACCTCATCGAGGCCGGGCAGACCAAGTACGACGCCGCGGTTTGGCGTGCGCGATGCCGGGACGCCGAGGCCGAGCTCGAGCGCATCCGAGCCGAGCGCGACGCGTGGAGCGAGGAGGCCGGGCGTCGTGAGATGCGGGCGGCGAAGTCGGTAGAGGTGTCCAGAGCCATTAACGAGGTGGCGCTGCTCATCACGCAAGCAGAGGCCGAGAACCTCCGCGCCAAGGTCACCCGCCAGCGGCGCGAGCTGCGCCGGCTCAATCGCGACGGCGCGTTGCTGCGCGGCTCGAAGGCCGAGAAGCCGGCCGCGAAGACCGAGGAGAAGCCGGCGGATGATCGCGTGGTGCGGGTCGGGGATGTGTGGAGCAACTACGGCAAGGATTGGACCGTGAAGCGCATCTTCGAGAGCAACAGCCGCGTGTGGGCCATCGATGGCACCGGGGAGCACTTCCTGGCTCTGAATGGCCAAGGAGAGCCCCTCTTCGACGGCTGGACCCTCGTGTCACGAAGGGCGGAGCGATGAGCGGGCACACGCCGGGACCGTGGTTCATTCGTGGTCGTAGCTATCGTGGGCCGGTGATCGTGCAGTCGGTCGACCACGACGGAGGCGTTGCTACCATCGCCGAGGTCGCGAACGCCAGGGACGCCGCGCTCATTGCCACGCTCGAGACCATGGCGCAGGTCGCCGCTGCGCTAGGCCGCTTTCGATTCGGATGGGCCACCGAGGCCGACCTCCAGGCCGGAGTGGCACTCGCGCTCGAGGCGTCGGAGGTGCAGGCCACCCGCGAGGTGAAGCTCGGGTCCGCCGGCCGCTGCGACTTCTTCGTCCCCACCGAAGACGACCGCGGGGTCGCGGTGGAGCTCAAGATCCAGGGCTCGCCAGCCGATGTGCTGCGACAGCTCCATCGCTATGCCTGCGTCGAGCGCGTGGACGGGGTCGTCCTCGTCTCGACGAGTCTGCGCCTGCGTGCTCCCGATGACCTCGCCGGGAAGCCCGTGCGCGTCGTTCACGTGCAGAGGTTCGCTTGAGCGCCGCCATGGGTGAGGCGCGCCTCGTCGGCGGGCAGTGGGTCGTGACGGCGCCGCCGCACGTCCTGATGCGGATGAAGCGCGTCTTCGGGCGTCTCGCGAAGGGCAAGACGAAGGAGCTGCACCTCAGGGATACGCCTGAGGTGTGCCGGGAGCTCGATTGGTTCTCCCAGCGCTTCCCGCTCGAGTTCTCGGACCGGGACCACCTCGTCGCGCGCTCCAAGCACCACCAGCACGTCGCGCGCGAAGTGGCCGCGCTGATGGCGGGCAGCTCGGCGCCCCGAGCCTTCGAGCTCGCGGTGCCCGCCCGGGAGTACCAGAAGATCGCCGCCGAGATGTGGCTTCGCCGGCGCTCGCTCCTCCTGGCCGACGACCTGGGCGTAGGGAAGACCGCGTCGGCGATCTGCGGACTCGTCGAGCCAGAGACACGGCCGGCGCTGGTCGTCACGCTGACCCACCTGCCAGAGCAGTGGAAGCGCGAACTCGCCCGCTTCGCGCCCGGGCTCCACGTCCACGTCCTGAAGGGCGCCAAGCCGTACCCGCTGACGATCGACAAGCCAGGGCAGGGAGCGCTCTTCGACGGGTTCCCCGACGTGATCATCTCGAACTACCACAAGCTCGCCGGGTGGTCGGACGTCCTCGCCGGACGCGTGCGGAGCGTCGTGTTCGACGAGGCTCAGGAGCTGCGGGTCGGTACCGGGAGGAGCGTCTCGGAGAAGTACGCCGCGGCCAAATCGATCGCCGAGCAGGCCGAGTACCGGCTCGGGCTCACCGCGACGCCCATCTACAACTACGGGATCGAGTTCTGGTCGGTCCTCAGCGTGCTCGCGCCGACCGAGCTCGGCGAGAAGGAAGAGTTCAGGACGGAATGGTGCACCTCGTCCTTCGACGAGCGGAAGGCGAAGATCAAAGACCCGCGCGCTTTCGGCACCTACCTGCGAGAGAGCGGGCTCATGCTCCGCCGCACGCGATCGGATGTCGGTCGTGAGCTGCCGGCCGCGAGCGTGGTCATGCACCACGTCGACGCGGACCTCGACGAGCTGAAGCGTGTGGAGCAGTCGGCTGCCGAGCTTGCGCGGCTCATCCTGTCGACCAGCGGCACCGGTGGCTTCGCGAAGATGAAGGCGAGCGAGGAACTCGACTACCGCCTGCGGCAGGCAACTGGCATCGCGAAGGCCCCCTTCGTCGCCCGGTTCGTACGCATGCTGGTGGAGAGCGGAGAACCCGTCGTCCTCTTCGGCTGGCACAAGGAGGTCTACCGGATCTGGGCGTCCTCCCTGGAGGACCTAGGCGTGGTCTTCTACACCGGCGCCGAGAGCTCGACGCAGAAGGCCAGCTCGGTTGCCGCCTTCACGGAGGGCAAGGCCAAGGTCCTCGTCGTGTCGCTGCGTGCCGGAGCGGGCCTCGACGGCCTCCAGCACGTCTGCCGCACGGGCGTCTTCGGCGAGCTCGACTGGAGTCCTGGAGCGATGGAGCAATGCGGGGGCCGGCTCCACCGCGACGGGCAGAAGGAGCCGGTGATGCTCTACATGCTGGTGTCGGACTCGGGCTCGGACCCGATCATCGCCGACGTCCTCGGCCTGAAGCGCGGCCAGGTCGAGCGTGTGCGCGATCCCGATGCGCCACTGCTCGAGCAGCTCACGACCGCGCCAGATCACGTGCTGAAGCTGGCCGAGGCGTACCTCGAGCAGCTTGCGAGGAGGGCCGCGTGACCCGCCCGATCGACCGCATCGCCGCTATTCTTGGCTCACTGCCTCTCGCGACCGCGGGCGCTCGATCGGCGGCTGCGGAGGCACATGCCGGAGGGGCTGCCGTACCCGCAGATCGACCCGAGGAGGGCAGCGTGAAGTCGGCGGTACAGGAGGTGTGCTCTCGCCTTGACGGAGTCGATGACGAGCGCGCGGTCGACCACGACCGAGAGCCGTGCGCGATCTGCGGTGGGGAGTCGACGCGAGGGGTGCCGCTCGGTGAGTTCATCGGACCGACGATGACCGATCAGACATCGTTCCGATCGCCCGAGTCTGCGCACGCGTGCGTGTGCTGCGCCTTCGTCCGCGCCCGCTACTCGCCGGTCCCCGGGAAGCCGCCTGCACCGGGGAAGAAAGAGGGGCCGCGATGGTCGAACTTCTCTCACCTGTACGACGGTCGCGGGCATGTGGTGGCGAGCAAGGGTGAGAAGCCGCTCATCCTGGCCTTCTTGCGCGAACCGAAGCGAGGGCCGTGGTTTGCGGCCATCGCTGACAGCGGACAGAAGCACGTGCTCCCGTACGCGACCGTGAACCCAGCGGGGACGACTCGCGGGCGCGTGCGATTCGAGGAGCGCAACTTGACGCTGCCGAGCGCTGCCGGGTGGGCCATCGTCGACGACCTGTCGGCGCTGCTTACCGCTGGCGCGACGAAGGACGAGATCGAGCGCGGCGACTACACGCCGAGGGCGTGGGGCATGTGCCGCGCGCAGATCGAGGCGTTCGAGTCACGCCACGGACGGCTACGCGGTGGGGATTGGTTCGCGCTCGCGTTGTGGCTGTCGCAGCGCAACGAGGAGCAGGTGGCCGCTCGCATGACGGCCGAGAAGGACGCGAAGAAGACCAAGAAGGAGGCGGCGAGTGGCGGCAAGCGAAGAGCAAAGAGAGCGACTGAGGACGGTCCTGGTGGAGATGTTGCTCGAGATCCGAGCGGCGTACCTGAGGAACGGGGCAAGCCCGTTGAAGCACTGGGACCAGTTGCAGAACCGGAGCCTGAGCGCAGCGCGGAGAGCATCGACAGCGGACGAGTGGGTGACGATGTTGTGCCGAGGGCTGCAACTCCCATCGTTGAGCAGCTCGGCCTCTTCGGCGCTGTTGGCGCTGAGCCACGAGGCGCGAGAGACGGGGCAGCGCGTGTGCCTCGACGTCGTGGAGCGTGACCTGACGTTGCTGCTCGCGATGGCGCGAAAGATCGCAGAGGACCGAAGAGACGCACGACAGGAGGCGGCCCATGGGTGACGGAACGACGACGGAGAGCAAGCAGACGCTGACGAGGATCCGATACGAGTTCGTGCTCGAGGCCGACACCCCGATCGCGCACCACTCGGAGAACATCGGCAACGAGTCGATCTCGATGCGGCGGAAGATCCGTCAGCGCGACGGGTGGGCCTTCGTGCCGATCGTGACAGCGGACACAATGCGCCACGGGATGCGCGAGGCGTCGGCCTACGCGCTCTTGGATGCGCTCGGAATGGTCGATAACCCGCAGCTTTCGGAGGCTGCGTTGCGCCTGCTGTTCGCGGGGGGCGCGGTGTCCGGCGGCGACGGGGCGGGCACGGTCAACCTGGATGCGTACCGCGAGCTTTGCGAGCTCGTGCCCAGCATGGCGCTGCTGGGAGGCTGCGCGACGAACCGAATCGTGCCAGGGCGCCTCTCGGTGGAGGATGCCACGCTCATCTGTCAGGAGACGCAAGGCTTCATCACCGAGCGTGCGCGGGCATGGTCTGAGGATCGCTATGGCGCGCTGGCCGGGTCGAGAGAGCACATCGAAGAGGAGCAGCGCGTCAGGATGGATCCGACCATGAGCCCCGAGAAGCGAAAGCTACTCACGGACGGAGAGCAGGTGAAGGCCACGAATCGCCTCGCTGCGCACGAGCGCGCGTCGGTCGCAGCCGAGCACGTGGAGAAGGACAAGGAGAAGTCGAGCATGATGCCGCGCCGTTTCGAGCGCGTGGCGCAGGGGTCGCTCTTCTTCTGGGCGGTGCAGGCGAACTGCTACACACCGCTCGAGATCGACACGCTGCACGTGTCGTGCGCCGCGTTCCTCGGCAACGCAGTGGTCGGAGGCAAGCGTGGCACGGGGCACGGTCGGATGCGTGCCGTGAAGGGGTGGGGGCTCGAGCTTGCGCGGCCTCGAGAGGCGGTGACGGACGCCGACCCGACGGCGCTCGCTCCGAGCATGGGGGCTCTCTTCAGGAGCCACGTGGAGGCCCGAAGGAGCCGCATCGTGGACTTCCTAAAGTCGGTCGACGCATGAGACCGCTCGAGGTGCGCGCGCATATCCGAGGGGCGCTGTGTATGCCGGACCGGCCGGTGATGCTGGACGCCCTGCTCGCGTACGCCGTGGCCATGCGCGACGGGGTGCAACCGGCGCTCACGCGGCGCGAGGTAGTGCCCATCGAGATCCCTGTTGCGCGGTCGGAGTGTGGGCGGTTCCACCTCGCGAGCGCCGGGCACTGCGCGATCGATGAGACCGAGTTGCGGTGGCTCAATCGTCGCTTCCCGACGACGGAGGCTCAGGTCATGGCCGGGCCGAAGTTGCGGCGGATCAACATCACGGCAGGGCTGACGAAGAGCTACCGGATCCCGCTGGCCACGTTCCACGCGGTCGACGACGTCGTGACGTGGTGGTGCGTTGGGGAACGAGCCGAGGTCGAGTCGCTGCTTGGGCTCGTCTCGTACGTCGGCAAGAAGCGCGCGGTGGGGCTCGGCGCGGTGAGGCAATGGGAGGTGGCAGAGGTGGCGCCGTGGCTGGGGTTCCCGGTGCTGCGCGATGGGATGCCTCTGCGTCCCCTGCCCGATGACGTGAGCGGCGTCTCAGCGGATGCGGACCGCGGGATGTCGTGCATCACCTACCCGTACTGGCGCAGGCATGAGGAGCAGCCGTGCTTCGTCCCATTGACGATGTGCTGAGGCCGTGGACGAGGGACGAGGCAAGGCAGCAAGAGATCGTCGAGCTGTTCGACGATGCTCAACACGAGTACATGATCCGGGAGGTCGCGTGGATCCTTCAATGGTGGTGGAACAAGGAGCGGGCGAAGACCGTTGGACGCGGCGACGTCGGGCACGAGCATGTGCTGGCTCGGGCTCGACGGAGAGCAGCCGAGCGCAGGGCGGATCCCGTGCTGTACGCGGAGCACCGAGCAAGGTGCCTCGTAGCTGCGGACGAGCGAAGGGCGAAGCGTGCGCGCGGCCGAGCGTGCCTCGAGTGCGGGGCACCGGTGTTGCCGTCGCATCGGATGGGCAAGGTGCCTACGATGCATCCTCGGTGCGGGCGCAGACGGAAGAGTCGGGAGTGGTGGCGCCGAAAGAAGGAGCGCGAGGCCGTTGGTTCGTCACGCCCCACGCCTTGCAGCGATGGCGCGAGCACTTCGACCGTCGTTCGGCGGCGCTCGTTGCGCTCGACCACTTGATCGCGGAGTGCGAGAGCGCGCACTTCGTCAAGGCGCTCGACACCGGGGCGCAGCTATGGCGTGGGGCGCAGCCAAGGCGCGCACGATTCGTTGTGAGCGTTGGCTCTGAGGGCTCGTTGCCGGCGCTCGTGACTGTACTGTCGACGTTCGATCGATGCTGATACCGAGCCGCAGACCGACGGCGCGCGATATGGTCGCGTGGCAGTCGACACTCGACAGAGCACGCGCATGGGCCACAACGGCGGTGCACCGCAAGCGGGTCGCAAAGGCTCGTGACGAGGTGCTGAGCTTCACTGGCTCAGGGTCGTGCTACGCGAGCGTGTCGTGGGGCAAGGATAGCGTGTGCGTCGCGCACCTCGTGGCTACGCTCGTGCCTCGAGTGCCGCTCGTGTGGGTGCGCGTCGAGCCAGACTTCAACCCGGATTGTCCACTCGTACGTGATGCGTTCCTTGCTCGGTTCCGCGCGGTGTACGACGAGATCGAGATCGTGCGCGGAGACGTGCCGGGCAAGGCTCACGGGACGCTCATTGCCGGCGCCGCCATTGCTGCGCAGCGCTACGGTGACAGGTACATGAGCGGGGTGCGCGGGGCAGAGAGCGCGGCTCGTGCTCGACGTGTGCGTAGCGGGTCGACCGCTAGAACGTGCGCGCCGATCGGGCACTGGCTTGGGGTGGACGTGTTCGCTTACCTCGTGTCTCACGATCTGCCGATCCATCCGGCGTACGCGTGCACGATGGGCGGTCTACTAGACCCCGAGCACATCCGCGTGGGTCCGATCGGTGGAGCGAGAGGGGCCAGGCCGGGCGACGGGCACGGTCGCGCGGAGTGGGAGCAGCGCTACTACAGGGACGAGATCGCTGCCCTTTCGCGTTAGATTACGAGAGCTTCCAACTTTCTTTCGCTCCCCTCAAAAAGACCTCTTGCGCTGTATGCGGATTGGACGCATACTGGTTTCAGTCGACGGCAGGCACGCCGCGACGAACAAGGAGAGAGACCATGAGCACGACCTTCGCCACCGACTCCCAGATCGCCACCATCCGCGCCCGCCGGGTCGACGCTGTCGCCCGCGGCGTCGAGTGCACGCCGGTGGTCAGCGTCGGCGACCGCGTCGAGACGGTCGGCCTGACGGATGAGGACTCGGACACTGGCCGCGTCATCGCGATCGATGGCGACATCGCCACGGTAGCCTGGGCGAGCGGCGTCCGCACGGCCTGCGCCGTCGAGAGCCTTCGCACTGTCGAGGTGGCGTCGTGAGCGCGCACGCTATCACGGTGCATCGCTTCCGGTCGCGCCGCGACCGACGCGGCGTCGTCTACGTGGTTTCGGTGGCCCCCGTGTATCGCGGGCCAATCCGGGTTGGCTGGGCAGATCAGCTGCCAGCCTTCTGTGTGCTGCGGTCGGCCCTCGTCGAGGTGCCAGACAGGGAGAGAATGGGGCCATACACTCACTGGATCGGGGCTGTACGTGTGCGGCGCGCGACAGACGATGAGACGCGCGTGCGCCAGTCGGCCGACGGTACGCGAGCATGACCCCCACCGGCGCGGAGCTGCGACGGATGCGCGAGCGGCGCGGGCTCACGCGCCCCGAGGCTGCGCGCGTGCTCGCGGAGACGA